TCAGTTGGCTAGAGCGATACGTTCGCATCGTATAGGTCGAGGGTTCGACTCCCTTCTGCTCCACCACTCGCCATCGTTAGGCATAACTTCGGCATCCGAAGCTATGCCTATTTTGTTTTTACCGGAGACCGTATCCAGCGCCAGATCGATCTCGAATTTGCCGTGATCCACGCACCGGACGCGGTAGACCATCGCCTCGATGAGATTCCGTTTCAACGCGACATCGTCGGCGGCATCGGTTAGCGCTTCCGCCCAAGCGGAAAGCGACTTGATGACGGCGGAGAGCTTCTGCTGATTTTCCAGCGGCTCCAACTCGGCGACCAGATCGTCGTGCTCGTGCTTCGCCTGTTCCACCCGTCCCCGCGCGGCGACCAGTTTTTCGTTCCAGTAGTCCTTATTGGCGGCGGAGATCAAGCCGGACATGAACATATCATCGACATGCTTCAACGCGGCTTCGGCGGCATCCAGCTCCTTCCGCGCGGCGGCGATGCGCGGCTGCTGCTGGTGTTTCATTTCGACGATCCGCCGCTGTTGGACATCGTAACACTCCCGGATGTATTCGGGATCAGTGGCGACGCGGCGGAGCGCATCAAGCACGGCGGCATCCAACTTCTCCGCATTGATCGCACACCCGCACCCGGAATCGGTGCATTTATAGTAGAAGTATCGTTTGTCCTTTTTCTTGACTGACGCGGGGCGCATGTGCCGCGCGGGATCGCAGCAGCACCGCACCAGCCCGGAGAGCAGATATGGATACTTCCGCCGTCCCGGACGGGCGCGATGATATTTTTTGCCGGGAAGTTGAGACTGCACCAGATTGAAGACCTCGCGCTCGACAATCGGATCGTGCTCGCCTCGGAAGACCTCGCCGTTATATGAAATCTCGCCGACATAGAACCGGTTCCGCAGGAGGCGGTAGATCTGCTTCGCGTCGCCGATGCGGTCCCGGTGCTCCTGCTGGATCCGCTTCAACTCCGAGAGGTCGCCGCGCTCCGATCCGGAGAGGTACGCCGCGAACAGCCGCCGGACGACCTCGGCTTCTTCCGGCACGACTTCGACGGTGTTTTTCACGTCCGTCCGGCGGCGATACCCAAACGGCACGATCCCCCACGGGACTTTGCCGCTCTGTGCGATCCAGTGCATCTTCGCCGAGATCCGCTCCGAGGTCATTTCGCGCTCCAGCTGCGCGATGGCGATGGTCTGCGTTAAATTGAACCGCGCCATTGCGCCGGTCGCGGAAAGATAACTCTGCCGAATCGACACAAAGCCGAGACCGGCATCGCGGAGCCGCTCAAACAGCGGAGCGGCATCGGCAAGGTTGCGAGAGAGGCGGTCGAGCTGCCAGACCACCAACGTATCAAAAGACGGGCAACCGCTCTCGATGTCGCCGAGGATCTGCTGCATGCCGGGACGGTTCAGGTCTTTGCCGGAGCGGAACTCATCGAACACCTCCGTGAACTGCGCCAGCGGATCCACGCGATCCAAGATGTATTGACGGCACTCCTGCAACTGAACGCCGATGCTGGTTTCCTGCGCCGCCCACGAGGAGCCTTTAGGCGACACCCGCGCGTAGATGCAGTACCGATGACCGGCGGCAGCAGGGCGTTTTTTCGTTGGCATGGTCACTCCTCCGATTTTTTGCGGAACCCCGCAATGGTCTGCAAAACCTTGTCTTTCACCACCGGATCAAGATCGGACAAAATGAACTCCCGAAGAAGTCCCTGTCGAAATGCTTCGACTGCCTTCTCCGGCGAGAGATCGACTTGCACCGCAGCACCACGCAACGCGACGTCTTCCATCGTCAGGCGCTTCGATTTACGTCTTCCCGGCTCAAAATCGGCAAATTCTTCGGGACTGCAATGGAAAAGTGCCGCTAATGCCTTGATCCGCGCCGGACGAGGTTGCGACTTCCCTTTCTGCTCCCACCGACTCACTATGCTTTGTGAAACCCCGCACGCCCGCGCGACATCTTCAAGCGTCAAACCGTGGCTTTCACGAATCGCCCTGAATTTTTCCTTGAAAAAAATCATGATCCACCTCAAATTGTCGCCCCAACTGTGTTTATAATATACTGCAAATGGAAAAAAAATCAAGAAAAATCCAAAAAATTTATTTTTGTGGCTTGAAAGTTCGTAAAAGTTCGTTATATTATGCCACAGAGTCAGGGATTACCCCTCAAAAAAAATAGGAGATGTGAAATGAAAATCAACTTTGAAGCCCCCGACGAATGGGAAAAACTTCTCGACGAGGAGGCAAAAAAGGACGGACACAGCAATCGAGCAGCCGTCATCCGGAAGATCGTCAATCTTTTTTTTGCCAACAAACAGAACTTTTTAGAACATTGTACACAGACCGAGGCGCAGAATGATCTTCCGTAGAAAAGAATTCAAAAAGCGCCGAGAGATTTCCGGTTTGACATTCAGCAACATCGCCTCTGCCCTGGGATTGAAGTTTCAATCCATTCAGGCGTGGGAAACCGGAAAATCGCAACCAAGTCCCAAGCATATTCCAGCACTGGCAAAACTGCTCAAGTGCAAACCGGATGACCTCGCCGATTACGGGAAGTGCAAAAACGACTGCCGGAAAGCGGAGATCATCCGCGACTTGGCGGAACGAATCGAACGTCAGGCAACGGAGCGCTTCGCGTCACGAGTGGACGAAATTCGGGAAAGCCTGATGCGAACGTTGCGAACCGCCTATCCGAACAGCGCCGACGACACGCTGGCGCATCTCGGAGTGCTGATCCTCGAACGACAGGAGATTGACGAAAGCGCGATCATGGCGGAAGTGCGCGAACTCAACTCGTCGCTCGTCGGCAGCGAAAGAACCCATCAACCATATCCCGCAAGCGAGGTCAAAAATGGAGAATGAGTTTGAAGCCAACTGGCTGCCGGGAAACACTCCCCGGAACGATCGCCGTCCCTGCCAGCACTGCAAGCGGCGCGACGGAGGCAACAGCTGGATGGTCATCGGGGTGCTGCTCGTCGGGATGTTTTTCGGATACATCCTCGGACTGTGGCATCAAGCCGCGCAGCGGGCGCACCGGGAAAACTGCGCGAGTTGCCGCGCCGAAGCGGAGATGAAATGATGTCGGCGCACCACACCCCGATCAGCATGCGCGTCCGCGTCGTGCCGCTGCGCTCGATCCCAAAGAGCGACCGCGACCGGATGATCGCAGCGCGGGAGCGGCTCGCCCGGAACGTGTGCGACATCATCACCAAGCGACTCGCAAAGGAGACGGTCGAAAAATGAACACCCTGCTCGCAATCCAGCGCGAACTGAAAGCCCCGAAAGGGCAGTTCAACAAGTTCGGGAATTTCCGCTACCGCTCATGCGAAGACATCCTCGAAGCGGCGAAGCCGATCCTCGCAAAGTACGACGCGATCCTGACGCTGTCCGACGACCTGATCCTGCTCGGCGAGTGGGTGTTCCTGAAATCCACCGCGACACTGAAAGTCGGCGGCGAGACCTACGAGGTCAGCGCATTCGCCCGGATCGATAAGGACAAGAAAGGGATGGACTCGGCGCAGCTCACCGGATCGGCGAGCAGTTATGCGCGGAAATACGCGCTGAACGGTCTCTTCCTGATCGACGACGAACGCGACTCCGACGCACAGGAGCCGCCAGCGCCGCAGACACTCCCGGCGGGATACGGCAACCAGCCCACGTCTCCGCTGCCGCCTCCGCCTCCTGCACCAGTGCCGCGCCCCGCCGCCGCGCCGATGCCAGCACCACCGCCACCCCCGCCACCCGGCGGGAGAAGATAACCAACCCTAAAACAAAAGGAATCAGGGTATGAAAAAGAACGCGGAAACCGAAGAAAAAATCATCGAAAAAGCTGCAGAGGAAAAGCCCGAAGTGAAGCCAGAAGAGACGACCGAAGCGACGCCCGAAGCCCGGCCCGAGGAAAAGAAGATCGTGTCGAAGAGCATCCTGAAGTCGCTTGTCGTCAAGCTGGACGCGATCGAAAAGGCGGAGCTCGCGGGCCAGCTCGCGGACCGGATCCGCCAGAAGGAGTGGCTCGAAGACGCGAAGAAGGTCGCGACGAAGCGCTACGCGGCGCAGATCGAAGAGACGATCGCCGACATCAACGACCTCTCGAACAAGATCCGCGCGGGCGAAGAGCTGCGCCAGATCAAGTGCGAGGTGATCTTCGACGATCCCGCGCCGGGCTATAAGTCGACCTACCGCCTCGACACGATGGAAAAGATCGCCACCGAGCTCATGACCGACGACGAGCTGCAGGGCGAGCTCTTCCCGGAAGACGGAAACGCCAAGCCGGAAGGCGAACTCGCCGCAACGGGAAACGGCGACGGCGACGCGCCCAAGACCGAGGCCGAAGACGGGGCCGACGCCGCGCCGGAAACCGAGCAGCCGGAAACGGCCGACGGGGAGAATGAGTAGAAATGGACATCGCGTTTGACATCGAAACGATCCCGAACTCCGGCATGATCGACCGGCTCCCGGCGATCGAGGTGAAAGCGGGAAATCTCAAGGATCCGGCAAAGATCGCCGAAAAAGAAGCCGCCGCGAAAGCGGAGCAGATCGACAAGATGGCGCTCTCGCCACTCTACGGTCGCGTCTGCGCGTGGGTGAGTCAGGACGACAAGGTCTGCAACTCGCTATCCTACGGCTGCCTCCACGAAGACTCCGACGCGGAGGAGACGCGGACCATCGAGGCGGCATTCGAGACGCTCGCCGGAAATCGCGTGATCACCTATAACGGAAACGGCTTCGACCTGCCGTTTATCTACCGGCGCGCGGTTCTGCTCGGCATAGACACGCGCCAGTTCGGAATGCCGACACTGGCCGAAATGACCGCCCGCTACAACAACAAGCACCACGTCGATCTCATGCAGGTATGGTGCGGTTTCGGAAATTTCGAGAAGCTCGACAACATCGCCGGAGTCATGCTCGACGATCATAAGATCGAGATCGACTTCCGCGACTTCCCGGAGATGATCAAAACCGCCGAGGGGCGAAACAAGCTGCTCCAATACTGTGCGCAAGACGTGATCCTCACCAAAAGACTATGGAGCCGGATCGCCGGCATCCTGATCTGACTGAACCCCAACCCATAAAGGAGAACCAAAAAATGGCATTCAAAATCGAGGGAACGATCGAAGTCTCTGTCGTGGAAGCGTACGTGCAGGAGTGCCGCTTCCAGCCGCAGCCGAACGAGGTGAACAACCGCAACGAGTACGTCCAGTGCTACTACGACGTGGTGCTGCTTGTGCAGGACGCGCAGGGCAACAACGACGCGTGGCATGGCGAAATCAGCAACCGCACCGGCGTCGGCAACTACGCCGATAAGTACCGCTACGACATGACGCTGGCGACGCTTCAGGACATCGGCTTCAACGTCACCACCATTCAGGAGCTGGAGCAGCAGTTCCAGCCCGCCGCCGACCGCACGATCTGCATCCCGAACCTCATCGGATTAAAGTGCAAGGTCGTCACCGAGAACCGGACGTTCACGAAGCGCGACGGCACGGAGGGACAGGCGATCCGCATCAAGTACCTGAACGGACTGAATTCCGACGCGGGCGGCAAGCGGTTCAACTTCGACGAATTCATGGCGGCGCGGCGCGGCGTGGCTCCGGCAGCTCCTGCCGCACCCGCTCCGACTCCCGCACCGGCAGCGCCCGCCGCCGCTCCTGCGCCCGGATATCCGCCGCAGGGCTACGCGCAGCCGGCGACCACCGCCCCGATGCCGCCGCCCGCAGCGCCCGCACCGGCTCCCGCCGTGCCGCCTCCGGCTCCGGCAGCTCCTGCCGCCCCGAAACCGGGATGCCCCTACTGATCGGAGGTGCTCGGCATGGTCATCGTGATCGACACGCGCGAACAGCGTCCGTGGAGCTTCCCGCCGCACATCGAGGTGGAAGTGGGAACGCTCCGCACGGGCGACTACGCGCTGAAAAACGATGAGCAATTCGCCATCGAGAGGAAATCTGCCGACGACTTCGTCGGCACGGTTTCCCTCGGCTGGCATCGCTTCGTCAAGGAACTGAACAGAATGGACGCGGCAAACTTCGTGGCAAAGGTCGTCATTGTCGAGACCGACTTCGAGACCTTCTGCTTCCGCATCCGGCAGGGAGCGATCATCCCGCCGGATCACGAACACACCCGCTGCACTCCGCAGTTCCTGATGAAGCGGATCGCCGAGCTGACCATGCGCGGGATCTCGGTCATCTTCGCCGGGAACGCGGAACTGGCATCCGCCATCGCGCTCCGGATCTTCTTCGAGAGAGAACGAAAACTACAAGAGAATGCTGAAAAATGAATGACAAGGAAAAGGAATCTATTGCCAACGCACTCTACGAGATAAGCAAAATCTTTTGCGAACTCGCGGAGAAACTTCACCTGATCCCCACGCAAGCCAAAAACGAAGACTTGTTTGAACCCGAAGCCAATACAATGACGCAGAAACCGCGCAGAACTTTTCGCCGGGTGGTTTATGTCAAGTTCAAAGATCGCAACTGGAAAAGATACGCGTCGCTCAAGAACCTCTACGAAGAAATCGCACGAATAAAAATCGACGAGGGAAAAACCGTACCCTTGAGCGTGGATCATTTGTCGCCCGAAGCCACTCATGACGACATGATACGCAAATTCAAGAAAGCGATCAAAAAACTCCTCGCCAAATACAATAATCCGCTGCGACTCGAAAAGGTTGCACGAGAAACCGTAGACGGCACTCGATACGAGGCGTAAATGCAAATAATCGTCACAATGGAGCGGATGCTCTGCGCCAAGCCCGACACGCATTGGTACTTCTTCAAGGGACTGATGGGCGGCGACGGTGCGCCGGAGACCACCGTGATCTGCAAAGGAGCGATGGGCTGGCAACCGGCGGAGATGGAGACGCTCGCGCTGATCGGCGATTGGGTGATCTACAAGGGCGAGCGCCAGTTTCAATTCAAAAGCGCGAAACTGACGCTCCCGCTGGATCCCCGGAGCCAACTCCACTACATCTGCCAGCGGGCGCACGGCATCGGCATATCGCTGGAACAGGCGATCTGGGATGCCCGCCGGGAAGACTGGCGGAACCTGAAGCGCGGCGAGATCCGCAAAATGTCCAACGCGGTCTACGATGCCTTCTGCGAGCAGGTCAAAGGTTTTGATGCAAACAGCGAAAAAGCCGAGATCATCTCCTGGCTCGAAAACAAGGGATGCACCGAGGGCATGGCGGCGGCGGCTTACGAAGCGTGGGGCAAAGATACCGCCGGAATCGTCAACGCCGACTGCTACCGCCTCGCCGACCTCTCCGGCTACTCGTTCAAGAGCGTGGACGAACACGTCCGCCGGAACTTCGACATCGCCGACGATGATCCGCGCCGGATCAAGAGCGCGGTCATTTATGCGATGCAGCAGGAGACGCAGGACGGCTCGACAGCGGTGAACTGTTGGCGGCACTTCGCCGCATGCCAGAAGCTGCTGCCGAACATCGGCGACGACCTGATCGTGCAGTTCGTGCGCGAGATGAAAAGCGACGGCAACGTCTACGTCTTCGCCCGCCAGAACATGATGGCGCTGAAAAAAGACTACCTGAACGAAATGGTCGTCGCCAGCTACATCGAACTCGCCACCGCATGCGGAGCGGATCCGGAGATCACGATCCCCGACGACGAAACGCTCGCCGCCGGAGAATCATTCACTCCGGACGAATCGCAGCTCGAAGCCGTCCGCTTCGCCATCGCACACAAATTCGCCATCGTCAACGGCGGCGCGGGCGTGGGAAAGACCACCGTGATCCGCATGATCGTGCGCGGCATCAAGGCGGCACACCCGAAGCTGCACGTCAAGCTCTGCGCCCCGACCGGCAAGGCGGCGGCGCGGCTCAAGGAAGCCTCCGGCTTCGAGGCGACGACGATCCACGTCATGCTCGGCGCGAAAGGGAACGACATCTTCTCCGCTGGTCCGCTGGACTCGATCGCCGTGATCGTCGACGAAAGCAGCATGGTCGACTCGGCACTCCTCGCGGAGATACTGAAGCGGGATCCGGCGAAGATCATCCTCGTCGGCGATCAGGCGCAGCTCACGCCCGTCGGACACGGTCAGCCGTTCCACGACATCATCAATCTGCACCCGGAATCGATCCGGACGCTCACGAAATGCTACCGCAACACCGAGGCGGTCTTTCAGGCGGCGACGCAGATCCGCAACGGAAACCTTCCGGTGCGGCATGCCAAGAGCGAGAGCGAAGAATGGACGATCGTCCCGGCTCCGCATCCGGAGGAGGCGCAGGAGATCATCTGCTCTTGGGCGCGGGACGGTCTCCTCGACTTCGCCACCGACATCGTGCTCTGCCCGAAAAACGGGATCCGATGCGACGATGAGAAATTCCAAGACGCGACCGTCAACGCATTCAACGAGGAACTGCTGGAGATCGACCGCCAGAGGCGCGGCACACTCGACACCGGGAAATTCGTGCCGGGAGACCGCGTGATCAACACGGTCAACAACGCCGAGGAGCATGTCTGGAACGGCACGACCGGAACCGTCCACGCGGTCGACGACGATGGCGGAATCTTCGTGAAGCTCGACGTCCCGTTCAAGGACGAGATCACCGGCGAAGAAAAAGACTCCGTGCTCTTCAACCGCGACATGGCGAAAGCGCTGCGCTACGCTTACGCGCTGACCGTCCATAAGTCGCAGGGCAGCCAGTACCGCAAGGTCGTGATGGCGATCCTCGCGCGGGATAAGTTCCAGCTCGACCGAAGCCTGATCTACACCGGCGTCACCCGCACCCGCGTCGAGTGCGTGATCGTCGGCGACTACTCTGCCTTCGCCAGCGGCATCACCGCCACCAGAAAAAAGGACACGTGCCTCCAGTGCTTCGCAGTGGAGGATATCTTCAACCAGAAAGGAATAGAAAATGGATGAGAAGTGCAGTTATTGCAAAGACCCCGAAACTCCCGTGACGCTGTACCGGAAGACATCCAGGCAGCACCGGGTGCAGGCGGTCATGGACGCGTCTCCGGAGCACGCGCAGGTGACCTTCGCGGTCGTGCGGCTTTCCGGATCGTCCACCAAAATGGCCCGACTTCAGTCGGCCAGCGGTTTCGCCATCAATTATTGCCCGATATGCGGACGGAAGCTCCGCCGGGAAGATACCATCATCAAGTGAAAGGAGTACATGTGATGGAAGACACCGACCTCGCCAAGAAATCGAAAGCCGAGCTGATCGCAATGGTGGAAGACCTGACCACCCGGCTCGACGGCAACAAGACGATCGTCGTCAACCTGCAAGCCGAGAACGACGAACTCAAGAAGAAGCTCGCGGCGGCGGAAGCTACCGTCATCACCAACAGCACGAAAGCGCTGACCGCCGAGATCGCGGCGGAGCGGAAAGCCAATTCCGCGCTGCGCGAACTTGTCACGCTGTCGTGCAAGGACCACTGCCCGCACCATCTGCAGCAGGAGGCGTGCCGGAATTGCTCCATCCACCGGAAGCTGTCCGAGATCATCGGCGCGAAGGAGGAGTGAAAGATCCATGCCCGACGGCGAGTATACGCTGCCCTGCTACGGCAACATCACGGATTGCGGCAAGTGCGAAATTTGCGCGATCCGCAGCTACTGCCGCGATTTCGCGGAGGCGGAACGAGCTCTCGCCGTCGGGAGATCCCGCATCGTCGGACGCCCGGAACGGATCCCGGAGCGGGTCCCCGCCGAGCGTCCGGATGCGGAGGAGGTCCTGAAATACACCGACGAAGATCTGCTGCGCGTGATCCGCTTCTTCCTCACGCTTTCGGTCGAGGAGATCAGGATCGTCCAGCTGCGGATCGGATCGCCAGAGATCACCAATGAGCAGATCGCCAAGAAGCTCAAGATCGACCGCAAGAGGATCTACGAGTTTTTCAGGCGTGAAACCGAGGCGCTGCCGGAGCTGAAAAAGCTCCTCTACCGCCAGAAGAAGAAAAGAGAATAGGAATATGTTGTACAGTTACAGTTTCTCCAATCGCAAACGCGACCTCTCGGACATTTTGTCGAGCGTCATCAAGGACGAGCCGCGTTTCATCAGCAACTTTCGGTGCGTCCCCGACGCGCGGGTGCCCCGGCACGAGTGGCTCGAAGATCAGTTGCCGGGACGCGGCATCATCGCGCTCAAGTGCAAACACGGTCTCCTGTACATCACCGAGGGCGAAGCCGCCAAATTGCGCGTCGGAACGCTGCTCTGCAAAAAGGACGATCCCGCGCTCTTCGTCGTCACCGATTTCAGCAACTCGCTCGCCTCCGTCGAGCTGGCGGCGTCGAACGGCTCGGCGCTGACCGTCGAAACCCTGCCGCCGGAGGGCGCGACGTTCAATATCGTCTCGACGCCGACGAATGACAACGACACCCCGGCAGAACCGAAAATGCAAAGCTCGTGGAACGCCACCCAGATCTTCCGCAAGGAGATAGTACTTTCCGGCACGGCGCTGGCCGTCAACCTCTACGGCGGCGCGGACAGCCAACTGAACCGGCAGACCGCGTTCGCGCTCTCCGATCTGGCGCGCGACCTCAACCGGGTGGCGCTCTTCGGCCGCCGGGTCGAGGGCGACGCCGCCCACCCCGGCGAGGCGGGCGGGCTGTACTACTTCGCCACCGGCGCGGCCGCACCGGAGATCGACGCGGGCGGCATCTTCCTCACCAGCGGTCTTCTGAATGACGCCGTTCTGCGGGTTTGCACCGAGGGCGGCGAACCGCAACAGCTTCTCTGTTCCCCCGGACAGGCGCGGGTAATTTCCAACGAGTTCAGGGAGCGGCTGCAGGTTCTGCGCAGCGACGACCGCCGCGGCGCTTACGTCGCCGTGATCGTGAACGAGATCAACGGGCGCGGACTCACCATCATGGCGGATCCCGACGTGCCCGATACCGACGCCTGGGTGCTGGATCCCGCCGGTTTCGGTCTCGCAAACCTCAAGGGGCGCGCCATCGCCGACAAGGATGCGACTCCCCGCGGTTTCGACGGCATCCGCCGGACGGCGCTCGGCGAACTCACCTTCGAGTTCCGCAACGTCCACCAGCGCTGCTGCCGGATCAAGAACCTCATGTCGAGCATCGACGCGGGCGCCCGGAGCGCCTATCCGTTGCAGACGACCACAAGACCGATGATGGCGTCGATGGAACTCAACGAGGACGACGGAGAGAGGTGCTGACGAAATGAAAAGGCAATGCAACAACAAGTGCTTCTACTGGACAGAAAACGATTGCTCAAAAAACCGTTTTGAGACACCGCCTTATTCGCAGGTCAAGTATCGCGGAGTGTGCGACCATTTTCAGGCGTATGTGAACCGTGATGGAATAGCCCACCCGATTATCGACGAATGGGGCAAAGGCGCGAAGTATTGGGATCATGCGTGGAATCCCATGATCGGGTGCCGCAAGATCAGCGAGGGGTGCGCGAACTGTTACGCGGCGCGGATGGCGGCGCAGTACCCGGAGTTGCAGAGCGCCGACGGCGGCTTCGAGCCGCATCCGCCGAAGCACCTCAAGATGCCGCCGAAAAGCGGCGTGGTCTTCGTCGGCAACATGACAGACATCTTCGGAGAGTGGAATAATCCGTTGCAGATCGTCGAATGGCTGATGAAATTAAATGACGGAGCCGAAAATTTGATCCTCACCAAACGTCCGGAACGTATGTCAAAGATGATTGCCGGGATTGATCCAGCACGCCGCGCATGGTGGGGAACGACCGCAGAAAACGCGGAGCGGTACGCGGAACGCATATTGAACTTGTGGCGCATAAGAACAGCGAGGGTTAAAACGTGGATTTCGTTGGAACCGCTTATTGGCCCGATAGATTTGACAATCGGTCATTATAGACCGTTGCCCTATGATTGGGTGGTCGTCGGCGCGGAGAGCGGCCCGAACCGCAGACCGTGCAATTTGAAATGGGTACGCGACATCGTTTGGCAATGCGGAAAAGCCAGGGTGCCGGTTTTCGTGAAGCAGCTCGACATCGACGGGAAGCTCGTCAAGGACATCGAGAAGTTCCCGGAAGATTTGCAGATCAGGCAAGTGCCGTGGGGGAAAAACAAATGAAAACATCGACACTTTATCTACGTCCGTTTGTCCCGGGAGCCGTAGAAATGGGACGGACAAATGAACTTATCCCGGAACCGTGTGCGAAGCTGATTTACGGCGGCGTAACGATTGAAATTCCATATACGATCTTCGGAGGATTAAGTCACGCCGTAAAACTTCACATGCGCGGCATAGGGGGCTGGTATGACACTTGGTGCATCCTCGATTGGGGACTTGAGGAAATCGAGCGCGAGATGGGGCTGGATTTGGATGATTGCGAAAAATGCAACCCCATAGTGTGGTTCCGAGACAACCCGGAAAAATGCTCCCTTGAACACGTATGGTGTCCAATTGATCTGCGGCGCGATACAAACCATTATTCATGGGATCGTAAACTTAAAAGCCATACCAACACCAAATGGCGGACACGCTGGTAAAAGGAGTCAAAAATGAAAAATCTCGAAGAACAGATGAATGAATTGTGGGAAAAGAGCAGACACACCGCATTGTCACCATATCACATGGGACTTTATGGAGCTGGCATGCTGGCTCAACTGGCTCCAGCACGAGGCGAAAAATGATCCACACGCAAGCCGAGTCGTCCTTTTTGAGATTCGATTTTCCGATCGCGCCGACACCCTATCCGTGGAAAGCCGTCCGGCATTACATCGATCCGAGGCGCGACGGCTCTCATCCATACCTGACGCTTAACGGCGCGGACGGTTACGAGATCGCCGCATTCAACGGAAAGCCGACCATGCCGAACGAGGAGCAGAGACGCGCCGAAGTGGACATTGCGCTGTGCGCCGCCGCACCGGAAATGTACGACCTGATCTGCCGGTTTTGCCTCGATTGCGAGATGAGCGGAAAAAGAGAAAAATGCGACTGCGGAAAATGCAAAATCCGGAAACTGATCGAAAAAATACGGATCGAGATCCCGCGCGAACTCGCCATGTACGAGATCGCGCATATCGCCGCGTCCATACTCAAGACGACCGAGGAGGCAAAAAGATGATCCACGAAATGAACCAGATGAAACTCGAAGAAATAAACGCCGCACTCGAAAAATGCTGCGAGCATTTGAGCAAGATACTCAAGCGCCCGGTAAGACACGATCCAGCGAGAGTGAAACAGGAGATCGAAAGCATCGGTCTGGGACATGAACGAATCACCACGACGATATACACTCGATTTTTTGCCATCGAGGTCTGCCCGTTCAAAAAAGAGAGGGCGAAACTGTGAAAACGAACGACATCGACTACCGGAAGTTCCGTATCTTCGACAACGATCTGGGCGAATACATCGACACCAGCGACATCGTGATGACGGCGGACGGCGAACTCATGCGAGTCGTCCACGATTTCATCGAGACCGACGACGATGCCTACGCAACATCCTACTTGGAAAAACTGGAGGGGAACTTCACCGTCGAGCTGTCCACCGGATGCCGAGATCGGCAGAACAACCTGATCTACGAGGGCGACATCTATAAAGACCTCGACACGCTGTTCTTCATAAAACGCGAAAACGCATACGGGATCGCTCCGCACCTCCAGCCGTTTCACTTGGACAGCCCGGACATCGAATGGTGCTACGAGGGCGGAATGCCGGACTACACCGCCGATCCGACAATGGGCGTGGAGATCGTCGGCAACATCCACCTCTGGGGGAAGAAATGAACCTTTTCGGATACGAAAAGACTGAAACGGAAATGTATCTGGACGCGATACACCAGCCGTTCAAACAAAAAGTAGATGCAGCGGTCGGTCTGCTCCAACTAATGGGAGATGGAGCCGTCGTCTGCTTCTCCGGCGGCAAGGACTCCATCGTTATCAAAGACCTCGCCCGTCGTGCCGGGATAACACACCAAACGATATATTCCGTCACAACCATCGATCCGCCGGAGCTGATCTACTTTATCCGAGACTTCCACCGCGACGTGATCTGGAATCGACAGCCCAAACATATGCTGCAATACATGGTCGACAGCGGACATGGTCTTCCGACGCGGCTGGCGCGTTGGTGCTGCGAAATTTATAAAGAGAACACCGGCAACGACCACCTGAAGATCATCGGCGTCCGCGCCGAGGAAAGCCTCCGTCGCCGAAAATTGTGGAAGCAGGTCAACGCCAACCGCCGAGGCGGAACGATCCTCGCGCCGATCGTCTACTGGACGGATGCCGACGTGTGGCAATACATCCACGAAAATCATTTGCCATACTGCCGCCTGTACGACGAAGGATTCACGCGCATCGGATGCATTGGCTGCCCGCTGGCAGGAGCGAATATCCAAAAACGAACATTCGACCGCTACCCGAAATTCAAGGAAATGTGGTGGCGCTACACCGTCAAGTTCTGGAAACGTTGGCACGGAATTCCGACGCGAGACGGGCGGCGACGATTTTTTGAGGACTTCGGAACGCTGGAGGCATACTTCGCGTGGTGGCTCTCTGGCAAAGCGAAAGAAAAGAACGAGCAGACCGAAGCCTGTGCGCTGGATCTTTTCGGAGAACTGCCGTGCGACGACGACTGCCAAAACCGATTCATGACAATATGAGGAAAAAATGAAAGTATCGCTGGTGGACGTAGACGGGCATCACTTCCCGAACCTCGCGTTGATGAAAATCGCCGCGTGGCACAAGGCACAGGGCGACAGTGTGGACTGGTACGCTCCGCTATTCAGCCACCCGGAAAAAATCTACGCGAGTAAGGTTTTTACGTTCAGCCGTGACTTCGTAGATTACGCGCCGAACGATCCGGAACCGACGCGGGGCGGCACGGGATACAATGTCATGTCGAAACTGCCGGACGAGATCGAAAATACGCTGCCTGATTACTCGATCTATCCGCGATTTCCCGAAGCATACGGTTTCCTGACGCGCGGGTGCATCAGGAACTGCCCGTGGTGCGTCGTGCCGCGCAAGGAGGGCGATCTTCGCATCGTCGAAGATATCGAAAGAATTTCCGCCGGGAGAAAACACGTCGTACTCATGGACAACAACTTTCTCGCCGCTCCTGCGGATTTTATCGAGGAGCAGTGCGAAAAGATGAAAAGATGCTCTCTTCGCGTAGACTTCAATCAAGGATTGGATGCCAGACTGGTGACGACCGCCAACGCCAAGCTGCTCGCCGGGATACGCTATATTCGACACGTCCGTTTTTCCTGCGACCGCTCCGACATGATCCAACACATACGCCGCGCTATCGCACTCCTGCGCGAGTCCGGATTGCGGCAGGAAATCTTCTGCTATATGCTGGTGACTGACGACCTTGAAGATGCGGAATCCAGAGCGCGTGAACTCGTGCGAATGGGTGTGACACCATTCGCGCAGCCGTTCCGAAATCTGACCACCAATCAAGAGCCATCCCCGCGCCAGAGAGACTTCGCACGTTTTGTCAACGTCAAGGGCGGAAAATTGGTGCTGAAAATGAAATTTGCCGACTATCACCGAACCCCAAAAAGAGAAAGGAATCGATAAAAATGCCACTTGAAGACATCGTACCGCCGCCGGAACTGTGCGCGAAGATCCCCGACGGGACATTCGCGGAAAGTTCGCTGATCTGGTTCATCTGGGAGCGAAACGGAAAACTCTCCGGATACGTCGTCCCGCGCGAGATGAAAGACCAGTTCGCCAACGCGCTGCCGATGATCCTCGCGGCGCTGCATAAGGAATTTCCCGCGCCGACGCTGGAGGAAATCCTGCGCGAAATGGCGAAATACCCGCACCGCTTCAACAGCCTCACCTGCGAAGCCGATGGAGAGCGGGACTTCAGCGCCAGCGCCTTCCTGCCGAACCTCGGCAACCCCGGTTCGACACTGGTGGAGTACCGCGACAAGAACGGCGCGACCGCCGCCTTGAAGCTCTTTCTGCACGACCGGAGGGAAAAATGAAGCCGGTATGGAAATGCAAACTGTGTGCCTTCGGGCCGTGCTACATTCAGAGCACGGGCATGGATCGGACGCCCGCAACGACCTTCGGCGACGACGACAACGCCATTCCGCGCCGTTGCCCGCACTTCGACGGCGTGTTCCCCGAGTTCGAGGTCTGCGCGCCCGAGGCGAATCCGTGGAGCATCCGCTGGATCGACCGGATGCAGGAATGGATCATGGGCGAAGGGTACGACAACGCGCCGGAAGAGATCCGCGATGGACTCGCGATCGACCTGCGCGGGCGGCTCGAGAGCTTCGAGGCCGCGCACGTGATCGGGCTGCTGCGGGAGTACGAAGAAGACCGCTTCTCGGGATGCTTCGAACGCGAAGAGTTGTCGAAGAAGATCAACAAGCTCACCAAATGGGAGCTGCTTAATGCGATCTTCCCGGAAGCGTTCAAGGCCGGGATCATCTACGCCGAAAAGCTCCGGCAGGAGCGGGAGAATAAACGATGACCGACATCAAAATAATCCTGATCGCGCTGTGCCTCGCGAAATCCGCGAGGATGATGGTCCGGATCCTCGATGCCGAGATCGCCGCCGGGCGCGGGAAAGGCGAAGTCGCGAACACGATCCGCGAGGCGATGCCCGGCATGAATTACGTCTGCAAGTGCATCGCCGACCTGATCCCGAAACCCGTCACGGAGGCACCTGACCATGAAAAACGATAAACTCACCGAGCTCGGCGTGTTGATCGTCTACGCCGCCGACGTGCTGGACGGCCTGAAGGTCCGCGACACGCGGCAGCAGAAACTGCTCGACAAGACATTTGCGCACCTCGACCGGGCGGCGGGATCTCTCGCCGAACTGCTGCATATCCAAGCGCGGCCGCGGCACCTGCGGCGGATGCCGCGCGGGACGGTCGAAACCTCCGGTCGAAACCTCCGGTCGAAACCTCCGGTCGAAACCTCCGGTACCACCGCGCCGGAGACTGCTTCGGAGGTCCCGGTGAAAAAGAAGCGCGGCAGAAAACCGGTTTTGATCTGTCCGCACTGCAAAACTCGGCAGAAGGTCGACGGCAAAAACTACTGTGCGGAGTGCGCGCGCGAACTCCAGCGGGAGTATCAGCGCCGCCGGACGCAGCGGGAGCGGGAACGGCGGGAAGTGCCGGAAGCGCCGCCTGCGAAACCGGCGGAACCGTCGGAACCCGCGCCGCCGCCGCCATCCGGAGCGGAAGACGCCAAGACGCTCTACGACCGGATGATCGCCGAGTGCAAAAAGCGAGGCTACGACCCCGATCTGATGCTCGGCTTGGCGCAGGCGCTGCCGAAGGTCGAATTCCGGAAAAGCGGCAGTTATCTCGTGCCGGTCTGGCACGGGAAGATTTCCGGCCGAAGTCATACATACCATCCAGATAAGGAGGAAAAATGATGCATCTCAAATTACAGATCAAATTCAAGAAACTTTGCCCGAATGCGGTTGTGCCATATCAGGCTACGCCGGGCAGCGCCGGTTTTGACCTGACGGCGATCTCCGTTCACGAAGTCAGCGGCAATGTTTGGAAATACCACACCGGGATCGCGGTCGAAATACCAGAAGGATACGTCGGATTGGTCTTTCCGAGATCGAGCATCTACAAAGCGGGGATGCGCCTGACCAATTCCGTCGGCGTGATCGATTCCGATTACCGCGGGGAGATCACGGCGGTTTTTGATCGGACCCCGCGCAACAACGAAAGACCGTACAGCATCGGCGACCGGATCTGCCAGCTGGTGATCATCCCGATCCCGAAGGTCGAATTCTTCGAGGTCGCGGAGCTCACGCCGACCGAACGCGGTCTCGGGGGCTACGGGAGCACGGGAAGATAAACGGTCGTCGGCACGGTGCCGGGGCTGAGCTTCTGCTGCAACTGCGTCAGCGACCTGCTGCCGGAACCGAATCGCAAAAACCAAACCGGAGACGAAAAAAAATGATCGAATGGGCGAAGATCGCGGTACTGCTGTTGGCGGGCGCCGGCGCACTCGGCATCGGCGGGGTGATATTCATCCTCGCGCTGGTGGCATGGAACGAATGGACCAGTTTGAGAAAAAACAGGAAGCGGAGCGAAAAATGAATCACCTCGACGAAATGGAACTCCGGAGCACCATCGAACGCCGCGACGGCGTGATCCGCATCCTCGAAAACGACCTCCGCAAGGCGGAACGCGAAAACCGGGAGCTGCGGGAAAAGCTGGCCGAGGCGGTCGAAGTGATGCGGCAGATCGAGTGCATGGCCGAAGCGGATCCGGATTTTTACCGGGGCTTCGTCGACGCCAAGGGCGAGTGGACGATCCTCGGTAAGCAGATGCTCACCGTGCTCGTCAGAAACAAAAACGTCCGTCGCGAGTGCAATGCGATGACGGCAGCCGAAAGCGGAAGGTAAAAAATGGAAGACAGAAATAACACGCACTTCACGCCGGGGCCGTGGAGAGTTTCCATAGATAGAAACAACTCGGGAGTTGTTGCTCCGGTTGGTGACGGCTGGATGCCCGTCGCAAATACGGGTAGTTTTTGGTTTGGCGTAGAGCAAAGTGAAGCAAATGCACGTCTGATCTCCGCCGCTCCGGAGATGTACGAGTGGCAGGAAGAGGTTTTGGAGATTTTGCGGCGGCTTTGTCGTAGCCTTAATACGGATGACTACATCCGAGAACGCCTCGAACCCGTGATTTACAGGGGTGAGCAAATCGGCAAAAAAGCGCGAGGTGAAGCATGATTTCCGAGAATGACGTCGTCTACATCTCCGGCCCGATGACCGGACAGCCGTTTTTCAACTACTTCAGGTTTTACGCTGTGGCGGGATTGATCGCCAAAGAATACGGCTGCGACGTGCTGAATCCGGCGCGGCATCGTGACGGAATGCCGTACCAGTTTTACATGGACTGCGCCGTCGACGACCTGAAACACGCCACCGCAATCGTGCTACTCGACGGATGGGAAAAGAGTCGCGGCGCGAACTTCGAGTTGGACACTGCCGCCAAAAACGGCATTCAGCGCATAATCAGCCAAACGGATCTGCTGCTGGACATCGACCGACGCATGCGATCGAGAAACCCGCAGTTGCCCGCAATGGTCGAACCCAAACGGAAACCGACGATGGACGAGATCGATAAAGCCACGACCGCACTCATGCGCGCCTTCGTCGCGCATCGCTCCACGCGAACCGAAGCGACCGAAACCGAAAGGAAAGCCGAATGATTTTTTACCGCCGCCGCCGGATGCCGGGAGTCGGCAACGCCTCGGTCGAATGAGTCCAGCCGCTCCGCGCGTGTTTGAATGTTCCGGTGTGCGGCACGGTCTACGTAGTAAGAGCCTACATCCGGCGGCGGCGGTAAATTTTTAACGCAAAACCAACCCTAAAAAAAGGAACCATAGGATGAAACACTACAATTTCAGGGAGATCAAGGAACACGGCTCGTGCGTGGACTTCGTCGAGCAGGTGTTGGGCGTGAAAGTGACCGACGGGCGCTGCGTCGCCGTCTGGCGCGGCGGAGAGCGCGATTCGGTCTCCATCGACGCGGAGAAATGGTTCGACCATGCCGCGCAGGAGGGTGGCGGTTTGATCGAACTCGCCGCCCGGACGAAATTCGGCAGCATGGACGGCGCGGCGATCCAGCAAGCGCAGGAACTCCTCGGCGACTGGCTCCACCTCGAAGAAGTGAAGCTCCGGAAAAACACCGTCACCGGCAGGAACCGCCACGACGAGCTGATTGCCGAGGGCTTCGTCGAAAAAGCCCGATACGAGTACCGCGACCTGAACGGAAATCTGATCTACTTCGTCTGCCGCATGGAACACCCGATGAAGAAAAAGGAATTCGTGCAGGGAACGCCGGATCACTGGGGCATCGGCGACGTGACTCCGATCCCGTACAACTGGCAGATGGTCCACGCCTCCGACTGGTGCGTCGTCGTCGAGGGCGAAAAGGACGTGGAGACGCTGAAGAAGATCGGCGTCCCGGCGACCACCAACTCCGGCGGCGCGAAAAAGTGGCGGAGCGAATTCGCCGAGTACCTGCGCGGCAAAAAGGTGGTCATCCTGCCCGACAACGACGACGTCGGCGCGGAGCATGCCGAACTCGTCGCCCGGGATCTTTACGGAATCGCCGCCAGCGTGAAGATCGTCCGCTGCTCCCGGCTGCCAAAAGGCGACGTGACGGACTACTTCGAGCAGGAGGGCGGCACATGGGAAAAGCTCGCCGAGATGATGCGTGAAACGCCCGAATACGAGCCGCACGAACTCTCGCCGGTCGAAGCCGCGAAAGAGGCGAATAAAAAACCGTTCCGGAACTACGAGATCGAGGAAAAAGAGATCGGCAAGCGGAAGATCACCGAGAAACACCCGCGCCAGATAAACGAGCTGATCCGCGACCTCCACACCCGGCTGCTCGGCGCTCCGTACCGCGTCGGAGAGGAACTCTTCGACCGCGACCGCGACACCGGCGAAATCAGCTACATCTACGACACCGCCGACCTCTTCAGCTGGATCGCCCGGAAGACGAACACGCTCGTCGACTGGTCGAAGATCGACGGCGGCGTGACGAAGCAGGAATTCTTCTCCGCGCTGAAGCGGAGCGCGACCGCCTACTCCGCGATCTCGTTCGTGCCGGACTACCCCGTCCGCGAAGACGTATACTACTCGCACCCCGACATCCCGGAGCCGAGCGAAGACCATAAGATCTTCTGGCGCTTCGTGGACTTCTTCAACCCCGTGGACGACATCAACCGAAGCCTCCTGACCGCCTTCGTCATGGCTCCGATCTTCTACAAGCCGATGGTCGCCCGCCCGCTGTGGATCATTGACAGCCCGGACGGTCAGGGCAGCGGAAAAAGCATGATCCCGGAAATGGTCGCCTTCCTCTACGGCGAAAATCTCTACGAGGGAAAGCCGATCGACGTGAGCATCTACGATCTGGAGCGGAACTATCAGGAGATCGTCAAGCGGATCATCTCCACGAAAGGACGAAACGCGCGGATCCTGCGCCTCGACAACGTGACCGGCGTCCTGCGGTCGTCGAACCTCGCCACACTGGTGACCGCCGGGAGCATCTCCGGACGACCGTCCTATGGGCGCGGCGAAGAAAGCCGCCCGAATAACCTGACCTACGTCGTCACCGTGAACGGCGCGACCGTCGACACCGACATCGCCAGCCGCGCGTACTATATCATGGTCGCCAAGCCGAAGATGAACCCGCACTGGACGAGCGACGTGATCTCCTACATCCAGCGGAACCGGATGAAGATCTTCGCCGACATCATCGACATCATCGAGACGCATCAGGGCTACGACATCCAGCCCACCACCCGGATGCCGCAGTTCGAGACGGCGATCCTTCAGGCGGCATGCGGCTCGCCGGAGCAGTATCAACGCGTCGTCGCCTTCCTCACCGACAAGAAAGAGGAAACGAACACCGACGAAGAACTCGCCCGCCGGATCGAGGAGGAGATCATGCAGCGAATCGTCGACACGAAGCCGATCATCGGGATGCCGAACATGGATCCGACGCGGGAGCGGATATTCATCCGGTCGTATGTGCTGGAGTGCTGGTTCAAGAGTGAAACGTGGCTCAACAGCAAGCACCCCGCCGAGATCATCCGGAACATGGCGAAGACGAAGATGCTGCCGCAGGTCGATCCTGCCGTGACGCGCTGGCCGCATCACGCCGGAAAGAAATTGAAGCGACGCTCCGGCATCATGTGGAACTACCGCGCCGAGGGCGATCAAACCCGCGTCATCGGCTTGGAAAAAGAGAAGACCGCCATCGAAATCGTCAAGGATTGACACGCCATGAAAAAACCGAAAAACACGTCGAAAAAGCGCTCCAATCCCCGCATCGGGGCGGCGCGGCAGATGCTCCACGCGCACCGGGGCGAAGTTGGCAAAATCACGCGCAAAAATAAGGGCGCTCCGCATCGCTCCAATGGAGCGCGGATAACTTTGATTTTCAAAGCGGGAAAAAGCGCACCAGCCGCGACCACCCCGAAAAGGCGCAGAGCCGGAGCAAAATCCCGCCTCAAGCGACAATCACTCCATATGCTCCATATACCTATTATAAAAAAAATAAATTTAATATTTATATATATAGGGGGCTATATAGAGAGAGGGGTGGTCCCCCGTGGCGCAAAAAAGCGCGGAGGCGAGAGATGACCGCGCTGGATTTGCAGCAGATCGGGCGAGAAATGTCCGCCGCCAGAGCCGCCGTGCCGCTTCGCGTCCGCCCGAAATTCGACATCGAGTCGCGGGACTTTTTCAACGCCATCGGACACGCGATCAACTCCGGCGACACCGCCCGCGCCACCGCGCTGCTCGCCCAATGGAACCGCCGCTGCGAATGGCTCACCCGCGCACCGGACTGCGCTGCCGCGCCGCCGTGCCTCGTCCGGCGGGACGGCGAGAACATCACCGACTACATCAACCGCTGCATCGACGCGAAAGGAAAATAATCATGCCGAACTCGACCACCGCCGCGCATCCGAGCGGCAAACTCTCGATCACTTTCACCGAGGAAAACCACCTCTACGTTGACGCATGGGGCCTGGAGTACGTCTCCGCGACGACGCTGATCCACGATGCCTTCCCGGTTTTCGACGGTCCCGCCGCCGCCGCGAAGAAGTCCGCCCGCACCGGAGTTCCGGCGGAACAGTATCTCCGCGAGTGGGACGACATCCGCGACACCGCGTCGGCGAACGGAACGCGCACACACGAAAACTGCGAGCGCCAGATCCTCGGCCGCTTCGCCGAGATGCACCAGCCGCAGGACGAAGAAGAACGGCTCCGCTTCCGCGCCGCATGGTATGCCGTCGAAGACCTGAAGACGAAGTACCGGAGGATCGAACCGGAGAAGCTGGTGTTCTCGCCGCGCTTCCGCGTCGCCGGCAGCATCGACCTCTTCTGTCAGATCGACGAGACGACATTCGACCTCGGCGACTGGAAGTTCGTCAAGGCGATCAACTACCGCGCATACGGGAACCGCACCGGAATTCACCCCGCAACGGTCGGACTGCCGGACTGCAACTTCTACCACTACGCGCTTCAGCTGAACATCTACAAGACGATCCTCAAGATCGAGGGCTACATCCCGCAGCAAGCAAACGTCCGGCACTTCCTGAACCGGTACAATCGCGAGACGCATGCCTTCGAGCGCATCGATCTGCCCGACCTCTCGCTTCAGGCGATGACGCTGCTGGCGTGGAACATGACCAACGACGGACTGGAACGTATACCCTTCTGATCATGCACAAGAATCGCGGAACAAATTTCTCCTATTGTGAGGACCCCAAACTTGCAATAGGAGAACTTTATGGACTTCGTCACCAAGCATCTGACGTACATCATCCAGAGCGCGAACTGTCGCGCCATCGAGATCGCGGAGATCACCGGACGCCACGGCGACGTGGAGGACTTCCGACAGGAAATTCTCGTGTACCTGGTACGCCGTGCGCCGACTTACAATCCCGATCGTGGCAAACCCACGACTTTCATTTCAATGATCACCACGACCGCCAAAAAGCGCATGCTTCGACGGATGCGGCGCGCGAAAAACAGGATCATCACCGATGCAATACCATTATAATCCGGATCGCGACGACGTGGAATATTTCGAACCGTTCGTCGAGCCGAAAAACTCAGACATCGCAGATTTTATTCTCGGCCTCGACGAGCCGCAGCGCTCGATCTGTTCCGCGGTCGTGCTGGACGGCGAGAATATTGGAACGGTCGCCGCTGCTCACAACCTCACTCGGCGCCGTATCGGTAAGATACTGCGCTCATCGTTGCGGCCGCTCGCCGAGGAGTTCGAGATCATTCCCCAGTGACGGAGGGGGGGGCACCCCGGACACCCCGAGGGGGGGGGGAAGGTACTACCGACGACCTTTTTCCCGGTCGACCCCGTGGGAAGTAGTCGTTTTTTTGCAGAGACTTTCTTTTGAGGGGCGAAAAAAATTCAACATGGAGAAAAACGGAAAATGAGTGACGTAAAAATCCAAAACATGACCATTGAGTGGATCAACCCGGCAGAGCTGACACCCTACGAGAACAACCCGCGCATCAACGACCAAGCGGTCGACGCGGTTTGGGCGAGCATTTCGGAATTCGGCTGGCGGCAGCCGCTGGTCGCGGACAAAAACAAAGTGATCGTTGTCGGACATACCCGCTGGAAAGCGGCGATGAAATTTCAGTGCGCGAAAGTGCCGGTCGTCTTCGCCACCGACTTGACGGAAACACAAATCAAGGCATACCGGATCGCGGACAACCGGACGGGCGAACTCTCGGAGTGGGATTTCACGCTTCTGCCGATCGAACTCGACGATCTGAAGAAGATGGACTTTAAGATGGACGACTTCGGATTTTCCGACGCGGAGTTTGAAGCCCTCCTCAAAGAGAAAGATCCGGTCGCCGAGGGCAAGACGGATCCGGACAAAGTGCCCGAGACGGAAGCCGAGAACACAAACAGCCAGCGCGGAGTGGTGTATCGGCTCGGCAACCACCGCCTGATTTGTGGCGATGCCACCTGCGTCGAAGACATCCGCGCCTTGATGGACAGAGACCACGCCGACCTGTGGCTGACCGATCCGCCGTACAATGTCGCGGTCGAGAACTCCGCCGGGATGAAGATTATGAATGATAACATGGCGGCGGCGGAGTTCGAGAAATTTCTAAAGAAGTCGTTTTGCGCGGCGGTGATCGCCATGAAGCCGGGGGCGGCGTTTTACATTTTCCATTCGGACAATTACGGGCTCACGTTCCGGCAGGCGGTCGGTTTCGCGGGGCTGAAGCTGCGTCAGAACCTGATCTGGGCGAAGAACGGTTTCACGCTCGGGCGGCAGGACTATCAATGGGCGCACGAAGCGTGCCTTTACGGTTGGAAAGGCGGCGCGGCGCACCGCTGGTACAGCAACCGGAGCCAGCGGACGATCATCGACATCGACGGCCAGCCGTTCGTCCGGCGCGAAGACGGGAAATATCAACTGAAAGTTGGTAATCGCTTTTTCGTGATCGAGCCGGACGCGGTCTGCGTCGAGGAAAACACGACGGTCATCGCGCAGAACAAACCGCTGAAGTGCGATCTCCACCCGACGATGAAGCCGGTCGAGATGCTGATCCGGCTGATCAAAAACTCCACGCAGCGCGGCGACATCATCTTCGACGATTTCGGCGGCAGCGGCAGCACCATCATCGCGGCGGAGCAGACCGGCAGGAAAGCCCGCCTGATGGAACTCGACGAGCACTACGCCGACGTGATCCGGAAGCGTTGGGCGGAATTCAAATACGGAGAGGGATGCGACTGGCAAACGCTCACCCCGGCGGAGGGCGCATTGTCATGACCGCACTTTTCACATGGACGACCACCGCGCTGTGCCTTTTGGGGACGGTGCTTAACGTGAAGAAACGAATGGAATGCTTCTACCTCTGGACGGTCGGCAACATCGCATGGATGGCATTTGACATCCGCAGCGGACTCTACAGCCGCGCGATGCTCGACCTCGTGCAGCTGGCGCTGGCGATCTGGGGCATCGTCGAATGGCGAAAGCGGACAGCGGAGGCGAAGTGATGCCGAACGAGGAATTCCAGTTCGAGTTTACCGAAGCGGAACTCTGCGGACAGGTCGAGGACGTGGAGCAGGTGCTGGAATCGAAGATGATCAAGATCCGCTCCAAGCATCTGTTTCACCGCCTGAACAGCGAGCGGATGATCGAAGACATCCTGCCGCTCTCCGTTGAGCCGGGAGATTGCTACCACGTGATCTCCGGCGGCGATGTGGACAGTTTCAGCTACCTGATGTGGATCCTGCGGATGCAAAAGGTCAAGAAGCTCCTCTGCTCGACGTGGTGCATCGCAAAGGTCGACATTCAGGAATACCACCGACAGATCACACTCGGCAGGATCGGACATCTGGACTTTTATGTCGGCGAGATACTCCCCGGCAGCTTCCCGGACGAATATCACGAACTCGGCGAAGTTTGCCGGGAGTCCGGCGGCAGAATCGCGGTCTTCCGCAACCACAGCAAGGTCATGGCGGGCTACGGCGAGAAATTCGATTTCGCCATCGAGTCCAGTGCCAACATCAACACCAACCCGCGCACGGAAAACACCGTCGTGACGATCGACAGCGGCATCGCTAAATTTTACTTCGATTTTTACGACGCGGTGATTTCGTTCGACAAGGAATGGCGATGAACAAGTACAACATCGAGGCGCTGAAGATCGAAGACCTCGTCCAATTCCTGAAAAGCGTCGGCAGCACCGCCGCCACGCGTGAGATCATCGAGACAGATATTGCCGCCGGCTGCCCCGTGAACGCGGACGGTACGATCAGCCTTCCGAAGTACGCGGCGTGGCTCGTGCGGAACCAGAGGTGAGCGATGGCGAAAGAAAAAGGGATCAACGTCAACAAGCTCTCGCTCTCCGAACTGGAACGGCTGCTCAACTTCGCCGCACCGGACGAGCCGCCCGTCAGCGGCAAGATGCTGCGGAACCATTTTCAGCGGGCGAGCTACCGGATTTGCGGCGACGCGGAGCGCAAAAAGGTCAGCCTCCTCAAATATACGGCGTGGCTGATTGACGAACGAGCCGCCGCCATCGAGCGGGCGAAAAACCCGGAAGCGCAGCCGCGCTCTTACGAGGAGATCAAAGAGGCGGCGCGGGAACGGAGCGCCGCCGCAAGCCAGTCGGGGCGCGACATCGCGCCGCTGCCGAAAGTCGTCGATCCGGAGCGCCGCGCCCGGGCCGCCGAAAGCCTTGAGGAGTTTTGCCGCACCTATTTCCCGGAGACGTTCTACCTTGAATGGTCGCCGGATCACCACAAAGTGATCGCCAAGATCGAGACTGCCGTGCGTCAGGGTGGACTTTTCGCGGTGGCGATGCCGCGCGGCGAAGGCAAGACAACGATCTGCGAGCGGGCGGCGATCTGGGCGCTGATCTACGGCTACCGGAAATTCGTCCTCATCATCGGCGCGAGCGAGAGCGCCGCGCAGGAACTCGCCGACACAATCAAAAGCGAGCTGGAGCAGAACGACCTCCTCTTCGACGACTTCCCGGAGGTCTGTTATCCCATCAGAAAGTTGGAGGGGATCAACAACCGCGCGTCGGGGCAGCTTTTGAACGGGCAGCGGACACACATCTGCTGGAGCGTCTCCGAGATCGTCCTGCCGACGGTCGAGGGATCGCCAGCCAGCGGCGCGATCATTCAAGCTGTCGGTATTACCGGTCGAGTGCGCGGCATGAAACGCAAAGCGAACGGCAAAGACATCCGCCCGGAGATGGTGATCGTCGACGACCCGCAGACGCGCGAGTCGGCCGAAAGCCCCGAGCAGTGCAAAAAGCGGATGCGGACGATCAAGGGCGACATCCTCGGCCTCGCCGGGCCGGGCAAGAAGATCTCCGGCGTGATGCCCTGCACAGTGATCCATCCCGGCGACGTCGCCGATCAGGTGCTGGATACCGACAAGAATCCCGAGTGGAACGGCGAGCGGCTGGCGCTCTTGCGCTCGTTCCCGAAAAACATGGAGCTCTGGCACCGGTACCACGAGATCAGCGTCGACTCGTACCGGCGCTACGGCGACAACCGCGACGCGACGGAATTCTACCGCGACCACCGCCCCGAGATGGACGAAGGCGCGGAATCGAGCTGGCCGCAGCGCTTCGAGCCGGGCGAGCTCTCCGGCATCCAGTACGCGATGGATCTGTACTTCAAGGGCCGCGACGAATTTTTCGCCGAGTACCAGAACACGCCGGTCCCCGAGGACGACGACACCGTCGATCGCATTTCGGTCGATCAGGTGCTGACGCACTTGAACCACCGCAAGCGCGGCACGCTGCCGATCCAGGCGAATACGCTGGTCATGTACATCGACGTCCAGAAGGATCTGCTCTATTTCGTCGTCTGCGCCTTCGCCGACGACTTCACGTGTTGGGTGATCGACTACGGAGCGTACCCCGACCAGAAGCGGCGACACTTCACCTTGTCGGACGCGCATCCGACTTACGGCGAGATGTTTCCCGGCGCGGGACTGGAGGGCGCGATCTACAACGCGCTCCACGCGCTGACCGACGACTACCTCGTCCGGGATTTTCTCCGCGATGACGGCACAGAGATGCGGATTCAGCGCTGCATCATTGACTCCGGATGGGGGCGATCGACCGACAGCGTCTACCGCGCCGCGCGGGAAAGCCTCCACGCCTCGATCATGCTGCCATCGAAAGGCGTCGGCATCACCGCCGCCCAGAAGCCGATCACCGAGTATCGCAAAAATCAGGGCGACAAGATCGGCTTCAACTGGTGGATCCCGTCGGCGCGGCGGAAGCGCTCCGCGCGCCTCTTGGAGTACGACACCAACTTCTGGAAGTCGTTTTTCCGGGAGCGCCTGTCGACGGCGATGGGCGATCCCGGCAGTTTTTCGCTATGGGGCAGCGACGAGGAGACGCACCGGATGATCGCGGAGCATCTGGCGAGCGAGACCAGCACTCCGACCGCGGGGCGGGGTCGCAAGGTGGACATCTGGAAACTCACGCCGGGGCGCGAGAATCACTTTCTCGACGGCGTGGTCGGGTGCATGGTCGGAGCATCTTTGGCGGGATGCGAGCTGGTGAAGCGGCATCACGAACGACCGGTCGGCGCCGCGGCGCCGCGCCCGCCGGTCGCGCCTGCGCACCAGCGGGTGCATCGCCTCGGCCGCGTCCACGAACTGAATCAGTGACCAGGCTTCACGCGTTGGCGCGGATATACTCCAACGTGGCGTTCACCATCAGTTCCGAGCGCGACAATTTGCTTTTTTTCGCAAAATCGGTGATCTCGGCGATCTTGTCTCCGGGGGCGGCGATATTGATCCGCTCGGTTTTGGCAGGCGGGTAAATGCTGACCGGAACAATGCAGAAAGGTTCCTGCTCCAATTTCGCTTTGAACTCGCGCCCGGCAGAGGGCTCCGGGAGAGGTTGTTTGTGTTCGACCATGTAAGCGACCGTGAAATTCAGAAGTTCTTTCGCATTGTAGATCAGTTTTTCGAGGGTGTCGCCATCGTCGCACACGCATTCGAAATCCGCGAATCTGCCGCTGAAAGTTCCGAGTTCGTTTTCATAAACCGCCAAAAAATAAGTTTTCTTTTCCATGATATTTTTCTCCTTTTGATAGGGGGGGCTTGCGCCCCCTTATTTTATCCCCGCCTGTTTTTTGATGCTTTGTTGTGTGCCCTTCGGCATTTCCTTGGCGCCGTGATTGTGAAACGGAAAGAGTTTCCCGTTAGGACCGATCATCATCTTGCAGTTTCCCGCGCCGGTTCGCTCCACTTTGCATCCGTTCGCGATCAGGAACTTGAAAAATTCGTTGTAACTGCTCATCGTCATCTCTCCCTGTTATGCTTATAATATACACACTTTTTTTGTGTTTTTCAAACCAAAAACACACTTTTTTTGTGTTTTTTTTGCAAAAAAACTCCGGGGGGGCATCCCGGAGCATTCGCATGCGGCGCGTTCGATTTATTCGTCGGCGCCGGGCTGTTTTTCCGCCGGCTTGGCTGCGACTCTGACGCCGCAGATGTACGTTGCGCCCGCGGCGAGTTCGGGTCTGACATGGGAAAAGTCGAGCATCACCACCACGCCGTCGGGATGGCGGACGAGCAGCTTTTCGCCGTCGAGCTTCATTTCGAGAGTTTGCATAAATCCACCTCTTTGAGCATCAAAAAAGGCGCTTGCGGTCGGTGGTGGAACACCTCGCAGAGATTAGCGGTCCCTGCTTCACGCAAACGCCAAATTTGCCCATAAAAAAATAGTCTTTTGCAGGCTCGCGGCATTTTCGCCGCTTTACCGGGGTGCTAAGCCCGGCTGACTTTGAAGCCCTGCTGCCGTTCCACCGGCAACGAAAAAAATATATCTTGCCGCAAGATGATTTTCAAGCGGCGTTTTCGGTTTTTATTTGGCTCTGGGATTTTTTTTGGTTTTCGTGAATTCGATGAACTCGCTCTCGGTCATGCCGTCGAAAACTTGAAACGGATTGCCTTTCCCTTTTTGCCGCATGGATTCCTGCATGATGATGTTCGACATCCCGCCGAATACCTGCTTCGCTTCTTCTTTCGGAAGCCGCTTGATGATGGGATCGATGCTTTTGTCGAAAGCCGCCTGACTCGATCCGTCGATCTTTTTCTCGCCGCATCCCGCGACGGCGACGGCGAAGACTGCCGCCAGAACGATATTCTTGATCATAAGTCCACCTCCTGCGCCGCTTAACATACATGCCCCGTCGCCTCGAAGCCAATTTTTTCCGAAAAAAATTCACTTTTTTTTCGCCGCGCCCGAAAATTCGCGATCGTCGCGGGATAAAAAACTAAAAAAACGAAAGGGCGTGGACATGGCGACACTGACACCGGAAGAGCTCGAAAAGAAGGCGCTGGAGCCCGAAAGCTACGAAAACGACGGCGAAAAGATCAAAAATCGCTCCGCCGATGATGTGATCAAACTGGCGAAATTCGCAGGCAAGGCGAAGCTGACGACCGGCAAGGCCTTTCGTGCGCTGGGCGTGGCGCGCATCTCCACGCCGGGGGACTTCGAGTGACATGGGCAAGGTAAGAGTGCATCTTCCGGCGGCGCGGGCGAAGTTCGACGCCGCCAGCATGACGCCCGAGGCGATGCGGCACTGGCGCGGCGCCGACAATCTTTCCGCCGACGCGGAGCTGCTGCCGGAGATCCGCCGGCTGGTCGTCGGCCGCAGCCGCTTCGAGGTGGCGAACAACGGATTTCTGGGCGGCATTCTCCAGACGCTCGCCGACGACACCGTCGGCACGGGGCCGCGGCTGCAGCTGTACTTCGACGATCCCGATTACGACATCGACCGCGACGACGACCGCGAGCGGGCGAAGCTCCAGCGGCGCGAGATCCGGTTCAGGAAATACACGCGCCAGATCAAACTCGCGTCGAAGCTCCGGCTCGCCCGTCTCGCCAAGGCGCGGGACGGCGAGGTTTTCTTCCAGAAGGTCGTCAACCCGAAGCTGCGCGGCGAGAACAAGATCGACCTCGTGCTCTACGAGACCGAGCAGGTCGGCAGCAACACTATGAAGGACGTCGAGGAGTATTGGAAGAGCGGCGTCCCGAAGGAGGTCGACGGCATTCTCTACGACCGCAACGGCAATCCGACGCAGTACCGCTTCTGGCGGGTGCATCCGGGCGCGATCAACGGCGTCGGCAGTCTGACCGACTTCTACCTCGTCCCGGCGGACGCGGTGATCCACTACGCGCACGTCTCCCGCCCCGGGCAGCACCGCGGCTTCCCGGAGATCGCGGGCGGTCTGACGGTCTTCAACGATCTGCGGCGCTACGCCAACGCGGTCGTCTCCGCGGCGGAGACCGCCGCCGTGATCTCGCTGATCCTCGAAACGGACACGATCCCCGACGCCGACGATTACGACCTCACGGACGAACTCAACGACGAGGGCAAACGCGTCCGGCAGATCCGCTTCACCGACGTGGTGCCGATCGCCAAGAACGCGGGCGTCGCTCTCGCCGAAGGCTGGAAGGCGCATCAGCTCAAGGCGGAGCAGCCGACCAGCACTTACTCCGATTTCGTCGACGCCAAGCTGAACGAGGCGGCGCGGGCGCTCTCGATGCCTTTCAACGTCGCCAAGGGGAACTCCAGCGGCTACAACTACGCCTCCGGGCGGCTGGATCATCAGGTCTACCACCGCAAGATCGCCATCGAGCGCCGCGAGATCGAGGAAACGATTCTCGACGACCTTTTCGACAGCTGGGAGCGGATCGACCGGATGTGCTACCCCGAAGACTACGACTTCGAGTTCAGCACCGACCATTCGTGGATGTGGGACGGCTTCGCGCATGTGGATCCGGCGAAGGAGGCCTCCGCGCAGGCGTCGCGCCTCGCGAGCGGCACGACCACGCTGCAGGAAGAGTGCGCCGCCCAGGGCAAGGATTACGAAGTCGTGCTGCGGCAGCGCGGCCACGAAGAGAAACTGAAACGGAAATACGGCGTCCCGACGGACGGATCCGCCGCCGCGCCAACACAGGAGAACACAAATGAAGAAGAATAAGATCGCCGCCGCCGCGCCGGACGATAAACGGATGCTGCTGGTGACCGCCGCCGCCGAACTCGGCAACGACCTGACGCGCGTCGAGGGCGTCGCCTATTCGGGCGGCACGTTCAGGCAATGGTGGAGCGATGTTCCGTGCGTGACCAATCTCGCGGGCATGGAGATTGCCGCGCAGATTCCGCTGATGTACAATCATGTCAACGATCCCGAATATCGTCTCGGCGAGCTGAACGTGACGAAGACCGAAAACGCTCTCGTCGTTTCGGGCGGGATCGATCCCGAATCCGAAAAGGGCGCGGCGATCATCGCCGCCGGGAAAAAGTGCCAGTGGCAGCTCTCGCAAGGGGCGCAGATCATCGAAATGAATTTTCTGTCACCGGAGGAAAAGCGCACCGTGAACGGGCGCGAGTACACCGGGCCGCTTCGCGTGATCGACAAGTCGATCCTGCGCGAAGTTTCGGTCGTCGCCATCGGCGCCGATGCCGACACCAGTCTGCGGATCGCGGCTGGTTTTCAACACGCAAAACCCATGTTTCAAGGAGGAAAAATGGACAAGAAACTGCGTGAATTCATCGTGGCGAAGTTCAATCTCGCCGAAAACCTCGACGATGCCGCGATTCAGGCGCACCTCGCGTCGGTCGGGACCACCGTCGAAGCCATGAAGCAGGAAATGGCGTCGAAAGCCGCGCCCGCCGAGCCCGCGCCGGCGAAGCCCGCCGAAACGAAGGCCGCCGCTCCGACTCCGGCTCCGGCTCCCGCCATTCCGGATCTGCAGGCCGCCGCCGAAGCCGCCGTCAAGGCCGAGCGCGACCGCGTGACCGGCATCCGCGCCGCACTGAAGGAGTGCCCCGGCATGGTCGACAAGGCGATCGAATCCGGCTGGTCGGTCGACTACTGCAAGGATCTCGCCGCGAACGTCAAGGCCGCGATGGCGGGTCTCGCCCAGGGCGGGAACAACATCATCGTCAAGGATAAGCCGCAGACCTCCGCCGCCGTGCTGGAAGCCGCGCTCGAACTCCGCGCCGGGATCGACGAAAAGACCATTCTCGACGCCCACGGCGAGCAGACGATCGAAGCCGCCGACAAGCTGCGCGGGCTTTCGCTGCGCGAAGCGCTGGTCGCGGCCTGCGGTCTCAAGGGCGTCAGCGTCGGTCTCACGCTTGATCACGACGTGATCCAGGCGGCGTTCTCGACCACCGATCTGCCGAACATTTTGTCGAACGTCGCTCACAAGGCGATGCTCAAGGAGTTCAACGCCTATCCCGTGATCGCGACCAAGCTCTGCGCCGAAGGCGATCTGGCCGACTACAAGGAGGCGCTGCGCGTCCGCATGACCGACGTCGGCGATCTCGAGGCGGTCCCGGTCGGCGCCGAAGTGCCGAACAGCATCCTCGGCGAAGAGGCGGCCACCAACCGGGCGGAGCGCTACGCCAAGGCCTTCTGGCTCGACGAGGCGTTGATCATCAACGACGATCTCGGCATGTTCCTCAAGATCCCGCGTCTCTTCGGCGCGCGCGGCGCGCGGCTGATCGACAAGATCTTCTTCCAGCGGCTGCTCGCGAATCCGACGCAGGGCGACGGCAACGCGCTCTTCTCGGCGGCGCACCGGAACATCCTCACCGGCACGACCTATGCGCTGTCGGCCGAGGCGCTGAAGGCGCTGCGCGCGCTGTTCCTGAAGCAGATCGACTCCAACGGCGACCCGATTTCCATCGCGCCGAAGTATCTGCTGGTCCCGTCGGGGCTCGAGGCCGCGGCGCAGGAGCTGGTGCAGTCCGCGCTGATCGTCACCGGCGACACCGCGGTGCGCGGCAACATGAACGTGATCAGCAAGTGGGGGCTGGAGGTGGTCGCCTCCCCGTACCTCGAAAACGCGAAGTACGCCGGCAACTCCAGTACCGGCTGGTATCTGTTCGCGGATCCGGCGCAGGTCGACACCTTCGAGATCGGCTACCTGAAGGGCATGAAGGTCCCGACCGTCGAGCGCGGTCAGTTCGATCTCGGCCACTTCGGCGTCGGCTATCGCGTCCGTTTCGACTTCGGCGTGCGCGAGCAGGATCACCGCGGCATCGCCTTCGCGACCGGCGTGGCGTGATCTTTCAACGACGAACCGTCCGGGGCGGCACGGGCCGCTCCGGCATCTCAAAAAAATCGGGAAAGGATTGAAATATGGAAGCGATTCGTAAAACCAGCGGCAAGCAGTTCACGGTCGTCGCGGGCGCCAATATCGCGGCGGGCGCCGTGGTCATCGCGGGAGGGCTCCACGGCGTGGCTCCCTATCCCATCGCGTCGGGGTGCGCCGGCGTGGTCGACCGCGAGGGCGAGTTCGAGATGACGTGCGACGGCGGCGCGACGAGCCAGGGCGCGGCCGCGTACTTCGACACCACGTCGCGCTATGTCACCGCGACGAGCGGCGGCGAGCTGATCGGCAAATTCGCCGCGGCGGTGACGAGCGGCGCGACGGTCTGCCGGGTCATCCTCGACTGAACGGACGAGGCGACATGGGATCGATCTTCGAGTCGGGTGAAGCGATGATGCGCGAAGCGTTCAGTTACGCTTCGTGCATCGTCGATTATTGCCGAGACGGCGCCGCCGCGATCTCCGGGATCCCCGCGAAGCTCGGGCGGACGCTTTTTCGGTACGAGACGCCGGCGGGCATGACGATACGCACCGAGCAGCGCGACTTCATCCTCCGGTACTCCGACTTGAATTTCGAGCCGAGGACCGGGGACGAGATCGTGCTGGACGGCAAAACGTATGTCGTGTCGGCGCCGAACGGCGAACCGTGCTGGCGCTGGCACACCCGTTTGACGCACTCGGAGATCCGCATTCACACGAAGTTCGCCGGCGATTTCGTTCCGCCCGTGACTTCGGGCGGAGCGGTCGGACAGGAGGTTTAATGATGGCTTCGGTCGCAGTGAAATGTGCTGACGAGATCGTCGCGTATCTGAACGGGCAGACCATCGGCGACATGACTTTGCCATGCGTCCGCAAACTGGTCCCGGACCAGAATCTCGCTTCGGTGAAGACGCTGCAGCTGATGGTCGTGCCGCACAGTCTCGACAGCAGGATCGTCGCCCGCGGCGGCGTGAAGGAACGGGTCGTCCGCGTCGACGTCGGCGTCGTGAAGCGCGCGGCGGAAAGCGAACTCGAAGGTCTGCTCGACCTCGCGCAGGGGATCGGCGATCTTCTGGAAGGTCACGTTTTCGCGAGCGGGATCTGCATCGAGGTGTCGTATGCGCCGCTTTACGATGCGGAGTTCTGGCTGCAGCAGCAGAGCTTTTTCGCCGTGATCGTCGCCAAAATCAAGGTGCTGTCATGATCGACATGAGCGCGCACACCAACTTCGACGGTTCGCGACTGACGCGGATCGTCGCCGAGGGCAGCGGCAAGGCGGTCGTCCGGGCGGCGGCATATCTGCGCGGCGTGGCGAAGCGGAAAGTCCGGCGGCGGAAGCATGTGAGTTCGCCCGAAGGCAGCCCGCCTTACGCGCATTCCGGCGTGTTCAAGGCGTCGATCCTCTTCGGCGTGGACGCGGCGAAGACGACCGCGGTGATCGGTCCCGAGCGGCTGGTCTCCGGTCGGACCAACCGCAGCGGTCAGACGGTGCCGGGCATCCTCGAATACGGCGGCATGGCGGCACTCGGCATGAACGCGCTGTGGATCCATCGCCGCGTTCCGCGCGGAGTGAACGATCTGTCGGGCATCGCGGCGTATTTCAGGAGCATCGGCCGGGGGCCGATCGCTTACGGTGGTTCGCCGACCGAAGCGGATGCGAAGGTCTCCGGCTCCGATAATCGGAAGCGGAAATTCGCCCGTCATCCGCGCCGGTGGTCTCCGGTGCTCAAAAGGAAGGTGTATCTGACCTACATTCCGATCGCGACCGATGTGCAGGCGCGGAAAGTCGCCAAGACCGTGGTGGACGTGTTCGGCTACCCCGTCACCAATCGTCCGATCCGGATCGCCGCGCGCCCGCTGATGGCGCCGACGCTCGCCGAAAACAGGGAAAAAGTTTCCGCCTTCTGGCGAAATTTAACTTAAATGTAAGGAGAAAAAAAGATGGCAATTCTCGGTTTGAGTTGCAAACTTTTCCGCGGCGAAGCCGGCGAGCTTGCGACGACGGAAATGACAAACGTAAAAAACGTGACGCTGTCGATCGAAAAGGGCGAAGCCGACATCACCACTCGGGCCGCCGACGGCTGGAAGATGTTCATGGCGACGCTGAAGGAAGCGAGCATCGAATTCGAGATGGTCTACGATCCCGCGGACGCCGATTTCAATGCGATCCAGGCGGCATTTTTCAGCGACACGCCGCTGGCCTTCTGCATCACCGATGGCGTGAGCAACGGACTCAACTGCGACTGCATGGTCACGAAGTTCGACATCGACCAGAGCCTCGAAGAGGCGGTGACGGTGTCGGTCGCGATCAAGCCGACGCGAATCACGGGTCCGAACGGACGGGCGCCGAAGTGGGAAACGGGACTCGTCATTTCGGGCGGCTCGATCACTTCGGGCGGTTCGACCCAGAACAATGGCGACATCACCTCGGGCGGCAACGTCACTTCGGGCGGCGAGACCCAGAACGGTGATGGCGACATCACCTCGGGCGGCAACGTCACTTCGGGCGGCGAGACCGGCGGCGGCGATTGATGCAGCGTTCGGCCCGGAGGGGGCGGTCTGCCGCTTCCGGGCTGATTTTTTTGTTGGATGAATAAAAAAAAGGAATCAGAAGATGAAATTTTTCCGCGACAATTCCGGACGGGAATGGCAGGTATCCGTGACCATCGGTACCATGAAGCGCGTGCGCGCGCTCTGCGACGTCGACCTCTACAAGATCATCGAGGTCGACAAAAACGGCAAACCGAACGCCGAACTGTTGGAAAGACTCTCCACCGATCCGGTGCTTCTCGTGGACGTGCTGTATGCGGTCTGCAAGCCGGAGGCGGACAAACTCGGCGTATCGGACTTCGATTTCGGCGAGGCGCTGACGGGCGACACGATCGAAGCCGCCGCCAACGCGCTGCTGGACGAGCTCGTCGATTTTTTCCCGGAGGCGAAGCGTCAGGTGTTTCAGAAGGTGCTACAGGCGACCAGGCGCTTCAAGGCCGCAACCGAAAAGCAGCTGACGGCGATCCTGACGGATCCGGAACTCGACGCCCGGCTCGAATCCGAGCTGAAAAAGTTGCTCGACTCGTCTGGGAGTACGCCGGGATCCTCGGCGTCGACCCCGACGGCCTGACGCTTCGCGAACTCGACTGCATGGTCGAGGCGCGGCAGCGCTCCGACTGGTGGCATACCGCCGCGCTGATGGCGACGGTGGTGAACTGTCTTCGCGCCAAAGGCACGAAGCCGGTCACTCCTTCCGCCCTTCATCCTTGCCTAAAGCAAAAAGCCCCGCCGCTCATCAGCGGCAAGGGGCTGTCGATCTTGCGCGACGTTTTCTGCCAGCCGCCGAAAAAGTAAGCAAAAAAGCCCCGCCCGCCGAAAATGGCGAGCGGGGCTTCGTGTACCGACGCGCCGAACGGCGTCAGCCCTTTTCGATCTCCCGAAGCTCTCCGTCGCGGAGGTCGACCACCCGCACCGGTCTGTCGCCGTCGCCGTTCCAGAGAATGCCGCTCGCCCGACGGAGCGCTCCGTTGGAGTGATGCGGGAATCGGCGAATGGTTGGCGACACTTGCGGGAGGAACCCCGCCGCCAGCCGCGTCAGCTCGATCTCTTTTCCGCGCCACTCTTCCGGCATGGACTTGAGCATCTCCGAGAGCGCGGCGGAGCGGATGAACACCCGGTCGACGGCGGCGTTGATCGCGGGCAGCCCCGGCAGCACCTTCGTCCGCTCCTCCAGCGCGGCGACGATCTCCATCTCCGCGTCGGCGGCGGACTCCCGGAGCGTGAATTCGTGCGGCGCGGCGAAAAGCGCATTCCGCTGTTTGCGGAGCGTGAGGTCGCGGGTGATCCCCGCCATGTTCCACGCGTACTTGAGCACGTGCGCCGGCACGTCCTCGCCGGCGGTGATCCGCGCGTTGAGGCTTCGCACCATTTCCGCGATGGTCAATATGAGCGGCTTTTCCCGGACGACCGGCGGCTGACCGGCGGCGGCTTCGTACCGCCCCGTCCGGCGGATCGTCGGCAGCACCTCGGCGGTGATCCACTTCCGGAACTCCCGCGCCTCCGGTTTGTTGCTCCGGATCACCAGCGCGTACAGCCCCGACTCCGAGACGATGTTGATTTTCTGCGCCCCATGCCCGGGCCGACCGTCGGAAAAGGCGACGGTCGTGTGTTCATCGTCGTCAAGCCGGGAGATTGCATCTCGCGCATTGGAGATCGCCAGCGCCTTGCAGACATCGGCGGCGACGAACCACGGCTCGCCCTCCCGGTCGGAGACGCGCACCGGAAAGGCGTTGCGGAATTTGAAGACGGCAAGCTCACTCATGACGCGCCCCCGTCCGGAAAGCGGCGCGGATGGCGTCTTCGGTCGTCAGGTTCAGCGCGTCGCGCAGGTCTTCGATCATGTCGAACATCGGCTGAAGCTCTTCCCGCACCTCCGGCTCTGCGATGCCGTTGAGGATGTCCCGCACCTGAAGCGGGCGGATGCCGTCCGCGATGGAGCGGAGGACGCTCCAGCGCCGCTGCATGCGTTTCAGGTTTTTCTGGAGCGAAAGGATCGCCTCCGGATTGCTCTCGTCCGCCATTCGGTCGGTCAGCTTTCCGACTTCACCCTCGACGCGATCCAGTGTGTTGCCGAGAAAGGCGGAGTAGACTTCCTGTGCGGCGGAATAAGCGATTTCCGTGTTTTTGACTTCGACTGGCTTGGTCATTTTCGATTTTCCTTTGCTTTTTCCCCGGCAAGGATGTATATTAAAATTGCCGAGGTTTATTTTCGATGGGCTTTGGCACCGCCGATGCTGAACCGTCTATTCGGCATCGGCACTTCTTTTTTTTTACTTCGGCTTGTTTTTGCTCCCCTTCGGGCGACCTCCTTTTTTTCCGTTTTCGCGGCTGGCTTCCGATGCACGGGTTGTTTTGGTTTTGGTTTTGGTGAGTTTATGCCCGCAGGTCGGGCAAAATTCTAATCCGGTCAGATCGATTTTTTTGTTTTCCATTTGCTTTTTTCCTCCTTCGGTCTTATATTGAACACCGGAAATTTCCTCCCGCCTTTCCTAAGGGCGGGAGGGGTTTTCGGTTAGCGCGTGGTCTTGGGGTTAGCCGTCAAACTGAACGCCCATCGCCTCGCGCTCTTTTTTTGTCGCGGTTTCGATCAGACACCCTTTCGGATCGATCAGGAACCACGCCCACCAGAGAACGCTTCGGACGAATTTCATTTCGTCACCTCCTGTTGGTTTTTGTTTCAGTCCTTCGGCTTTCACCGTTCCGTCTTGTTTAAGGACTTTTCCCTGTCAACATTTATAATATAACCTACATTTATAGGTTTTTCAAGCGAAAACCCAAAAAAATCGAATTTTTTTCAAAAAAAATGCCGCCCCGATGACCGGAGCGGCGGGAAGATCGGAAAAATCATTGGAACGTAAGTTGGATGACTTCGAATTTTCCGTCTTGCCTTTTTGCCAGTTTGCAGAAAAATCGCTGTCTGACTTCGACTCCGAACGCATTTTGAGAGTCGACATAAGACCGAATGATGAAAATGCCGGGAGCCGTTTCTTCTACATGTTCCCGTGCGCCGCCAAAAGGAAACTTCGCCGATTTCGGCGACAACAATTTTTCCTCGACGAGGTATTGAGTGGTCACCCACGCGTCGAGTTTGTCGGAGTATGATTTTGCCTCCGCTGCCTCGGCAGCCCTGCGCTCGGCTTCAAGGCGCAACTGTTCCGGCGTTGCCGGTGGTGTTGATTTTTTGGATTGGCACGATCCGATCCAGATGATCCCGCCGATGATTATCACGATCCAGCACAGACACCCGCAACCGATATTTTTCGCATTCATAAACATCCCTCGATTTTAAAATTGACCGGAAATCTCTTTAATGAAATCAGTTGCCTGAACAACGGCTTTTCCCATTTCTTCGGCTTTTTGGATTTTCGACGATCCGGCGTTGGAGCCGCAGATCAAAAAATCGAGCTTTTGGCAAACAGAAACCGCCTGTCGCATCTGCAAAAAATCGATGATCGGAGCGAGCTGCTCTTTTTCTTCGGCGTAAAATCCGGTAAAAAGGACGCACTTCCCGAAAAAACGGTTTTCTTTGTTTACTTCCGAAAGCGGCGGGATTTGCAACGCCTTTGGCGATTTCGGCTGATACTGCACCTCCGCATTGGAAAGCGCATAATCCATTGACTCTTGGGGTTGCGGATTTGTCCACCATTGAGTGATTTGCCACTTCGCGCCGCATCTCCAACATAAAATCGCTTCTCCGAGAATGGAAGTATTAGCTTCAAACTGTTCGCCGCAGAGTGGACACGAGATGGCGAACGTCTCATTTTCTTCCAATGTTTGTGGCTGTTGTTCTGTCGGAACATAATAGCAGGTGAAAGCGACGACGATATTGCTTTTGCTTTTAAATCGAAGCTCCCCGAAAAGATCGACAACCTCGCCGCCTATGTGCGCGACCTCGTCGGCGACACTTCGCTCGACGAATCCGAGAATGGCGCAATTTTTCTCATCCATGACACGGATTGCATTTCCGTCGTAGATATTTTCGGGGTCGAATTCAAGCGCGATTTGTTTTTCATCACGCGTTTGGAATAAATCCAGCGCAGGGGAATAGTATCGTATTCCGGACAACTGTGCAGTAAAAGACTTCTTTTTCAGTCGGTCGCCGTATTTCGCATAAAACGGAATGATCATGGCGGCGCCGCAACCGCAGAGGAGGCACGAGCCAGCTTTATTTGCATCGACATCGTGAACGGCTCCGCATTTCTTGCATTTGATGTTCATCCAGCACCTCCGATTTTTTTGTGCCAAACGGCTTTTTAATGTATTGCCGCGCCCCGATTTTTTCAACCGAAGCGGATTTTTTGCCGATTTTTTCGATTTTTCCCGGACATTTGCGCCCATCGCGGGATAAAAACTATAAAAACGACGAAGAAAGGGATCATCATGGGATCGTCCTCCATCCGTGCCGGACAGGCGTATATCGAGCTCACGACCAAGGATTCGAAATTGGTCAAGGGGCTCGCGAACGCGCAGCTGCGTCTCAAGGCCTTCGGCGCGTCCGTGACCGATCTGGGCGCCAAGTTCGCCGGGCTCTTCGCCGCGATGGCGGTCCCGCTCGGCTTCGTCACCAAAAACTTTGCCGATTTCGACGATCAGATGCGGCTGTTTCAGGGGTTGACCGGGATCGCCGATGATAAACTTGAAGATTTGACGGAGACGGCGAGAAAACTCGGACGCGAAACGAGCTACACTGCCGCGCAGGTCGCCGCCGGAATGGTGGCGCTGGCGCGAATGGGCTTCACGGCGGACGAAGTGAACCGCTCGATCAAAAATTTCATGAACCTTGACCGGGCGACCGGGATGAAAGACCTCGGTATGTCGGCGGAGATCGCCGCCGCCGCGATGCGATCCTTTGGCATGTCGGCGGCAAGTACGTCGCGGATCGCCGACGTACTGACCGCTACGGCGAATGGATCATCACAGACACTCACTGATGTCGGCGAAGCGCTGAAAATGGCTGCGCCGAATGCGCGTATGGCGAATGCGACACTCGAAGACACCTGCGCGATGCTTGGCGTGTTGGCGAACATGGGGATCAAGGGATCGATGGCGGGCGCGGCGCTGGCGAAAACATTCCAGCGGCTTGCCTCCGGCAAGGGCGTGGCGGTATTGGAGGGGAAAGGCATCCAAACCAAAGATGCCAACGGCAACCTCCGCAATATGCGCGACATCCTGACCGACATCGCTAAAGTCACAAAAACGATGGGGACTGCCGACAAGATCGCTTTTTTGACCGACGTGTTCGATGTGCGCGGCGTGAAAGGCGGCGGCTTGATCGCCGGGAACCTGAAAGACCTTGACGCGATGATCGACAAGATCGCCAAGTCCGGCGGCTTGGCGGAGGAGACCGCCCGCAAGATGGACTCCGGCATCGGCGGAGCGTTTCGGATATTCAACGCTGCTCTCAGTGACGTCGGTCTCGAAATCGGAAAGATCGTTGGCGAGTACATTCGTCCGTATATGGATGCCATAGGAGGCGTACTCAATCACATTTCCAAATGGGCGAAAGAGAACAAAGAAATCATCATCGGCATCGTGAAAGTCGGAGCGGCGGTGGGCGCAGCCGGAGCGGCGTTGCTGGCGCTGGGCGCGACGGTGAAAATTCTCGCATTTTCCTGCGGCGGTCTGGCGATGGCGTTTCGGGGCGTCGCCGTCGCCGTCATGCTTCCGCTTCGGGCATTTGCTCTTTTGGCTTCCGTAATCGGTTTGGTGAAGACCGCCATCGCCGGGATCCCCGTATTGATCGCCGCCGTGAAGACCGCCGCCCTTACCGCTGCGGTCGCCATAAAAGCGTTTGCCATGAGCGGCGTTTTTGCAAAAGCGGCGATGGTGCTTCTTACCGGCGCGGTCGGTGTTGCGAAATTGGCGGTGCTGGCGGCGATCGGCGCGATGTCAGCCGCGACGCTTGCCGTTCGCGGACTGATGCTCGGCGTGACCGGATTGAAAATCGTCATCACCGCGATCCCTCCGGCATTCGCCGCCGTGAAAGCCGCCATCGCCGCGACGGTCGCAGTTTTGTCGGCAGCAAAAGCGGCATTCCTCGGTCTGCACTTGGCGGTCAACCTCCCGATCGTTGCGGTTGGCTTGCTTCACATCGCAATGGTAAAAATCCGCGCGGTGTTCGTAGCGATGTCCGCCGTTGTCGCCGCCGTGAGGACTGCCATCACGGGCTTCAATATCGTCACCGCCGTCTCCAGCGGGATCGTCGCGGCTTGGGGCGCGGCGATTGCCGGATGCAAAGCGGTGGCGGTGGGATTTGCCGCCGCCTTCGGAGCAGCGAAGACCGCCATCATGGGCTTCAGCGTTGTTCAGGCGGCGAGCGCCGGTATTCAGGCGGCATGGAACGCCGTCGTCGGAGCGAGCAAAACGGTGATGTTGACGATGACGGCGGCATTCGCCGCTGCGAAAGCCGCCATTGTCGGCTTCAACATAGCGACCGCCGCGTCCCGCGTTCTGATGGTGGCGTGGAACGGAATTTTGGCTGTCGGAAAAGCGATCATGACGGCATTCGCCGCCGTGTTCGGCGCAGCGAGGACTGCCGTTATGAGTTTCAATATCGTTCAGGCGGTCGGGACCGGACTTCAGGCAGCGTACAACGCGGTCATGCACGCCGGAACCGTTGTTATCGGGCTTTTCACCGCCGCGCTGACCGCCCTGAAAACTGTCTTCCTCACACTTAAAGTCGTATCCGTTGCGGCATGGACGGCAGCACTCGGTCCGACGATCGCGTTTATTGCCGTCGCCGGAGCCGTCGTTGCGATCGTCATGCTGATGACCGATGCCTTCAATATGGTCTGGAATGCCATTTTGGATCTCGGCGACGGATTTTCCGCCGCCTTTGCCACGATCCGGGAAGTCGCCAGAGACAGCTACGACGCGATCAAGATCGCTTTTGCGGCCGGGGATCTCGCCGGGGCGGCCAAAGTGGGGCTGGCGGCGCTGAGCGTCGTCTGGCGCGAAGGTTTGATGCCGCTGAAAAAGGCGTGGTACGACTTCCGCTATTTCCTCGCCGACAGCTGGACGTTCGTCGTCGGCGAGATCGCCGGCGGCGCGAACGAGCTGTGGTACGGTCTTCTGTCCGGTTTGAAGAGCATCGGCAACGGCATCGCCAACGCCTGGGATTCGCTGTGGAACGGCATCATCGGCGCATTCGAGGCGACGATCGGCAATCTCAAGAAAAAGTGGATCCAGTTCAAAGGTTTTTTCGACGACGACGTGGATGTGGATGTCGAGATCCGCAAGGTGGATGAAGAGATCGCCGCCAATCGGACGGAGCGGGCGCGCCGGTCGAACGAGGCGGTGAACCGTCGCGCCGGCGAAGCCCGACAGCTCGACGACGAACGCGAACGGTCCGCCGAAAATCTGCGCGCTATGACGGAGCGGGAGATGCGCGACAACCGCGCCGACTACGAACAGATGATCAGCGACGCCTCCCGGGGGATCGAAGACGCGAAACGCTCCTGGCGCGACGCGATGGAAGAAGTTCGGAAAAACGCGGCCGCGAAAGACGCGTCACCCGCCGCCGCCAGGATCGAAGACCGGCAGAAGAAGATCGAGGACAGCCGCAATGTGCTGGAAGGCAGGGTTTCCGGCAAGGTTTTCGGCGATTTCAGCGCGCGGGCGGCGATGATGGCGATCGGCGACAGCGGCATTCAGGAAAAGATCGCCCAGTTCGGCGAGGAGACCGCGAAGAATACGAAGGATATGGCGGACGAGTTCAAAAACAACTGGACGTTGAGGTGAGATATGGCGGGGGCTACTGAAACTTACAGCCGCACCATGAAGTGGCCGAAGGAGGGCGCGAATCAGCATGATATCGAGGTGTCGATGCTCTTTCGGTCGAGCGAATTTTCTTCCGGGCAGCAGGACGATCCGGATACGGCGACATTGTATTTCCTCGTGCGCGGCGCGCTGGACGAAAACGAAGCGGTCGCGGTGGTCGCGCATCGCGACATGGCGTCGGGAAAAGTGCCCGCCGTGGACGATCATCAGGACTACACCTCCGCCGAGGAGCTCGAAGAGGAAGTCGAACCTGCCGGCGGTTTCGTCGAGATGCTGGGCGACGATACGACGACGATCAGGAAAAGCACCTCCTCGGGCACGTCTTCGGGGGGAGCGACCTCCGGCGGAACAACCTCGGGGTCGGTGACGGTCATTTCGGGCGGCGGCACGATCAAGGTCTTCCCGGCCGAGGACGAAAACAATCTTACGGACGGCACGGGGATCGTGCCGTGGAAGTACAACGACGCGCTGCCGCGGCGGAACATCAAGATCGAGGAGCGCATCGACAACACGACGTGGGTCGTCGCGGTCGCGTACTCTTCGAGCACCTTTTCGGGGCACGACTCCGAAAACAACCGCGACGCCGATCAGTTCACCTTCGAGGTCTCGACGATCGACAAACACATTGTGCGCGGCATCAAAACGACCGACCTCGTGTCGAGCGAAAAGTCGGACAACTTCATCAACGACGGCCGCGGCGTGGACATCAAAATGCCCTGCGCCTCATTCTCGGAGACGCATGAATTCAGTGACGCCAAGTTCAAGCGGTCGGTCCGCAACACCATCCTCGCGACGGTGGGAAAGATCAACGTGAAGAAGTTTCGCGGGCTTGCAGCCAAAGAGGTGCTCTTCGTCAGTGCCAGCGGCAGCCGTCACGGCAAGTCCGCGAGCGACAAGTGGCAGGTGACTTTTAACTTCGCGATCCAGAAGACCGAGACCGTGCCGAGCATGAAGGTCCACACCGCGAACAACGGCGTCAAAACGCTCAACTCGTTCAAGAAGCCGGGGTGGGATTACCTATGGTTTCGTCTGCGCGAAGTCAAGAGCGTCCAGCTGGACAAGACGAAGACGAATATGGAGAACGCCGTCCGCACCGAGGTGCAGGTCTATGGCGTTTTCGTGAGCCAGGTGTATCAAACGGCGGACTTTTCCGCATTAAGGATCTGATCGTGGAATTATTCAGAGCCGGAATGCCGCTCGGCGATGTGCTGACGGCGGAAAATTTGAATCAGTTCGTCCGGATGGTGAACTCGCAGGGCGGGCAGGTCATCCATGACGGCGAAAACGCCGGTCCGGTGCGTCCGGGCGAAGTCTACACGCTGCTCGCCTCGACGGTCGAAACCCCCGTGTCGGCTTATCACGCGGTGGCGGTCTCGGGGGCGATGGTCACGAAGGGCGAGGTCGCGACCTTCTGCGGTCACGTCTGCTGCTCGGGCGCGGCGATCAGCGCCGCGGGCGCGGTGGCGGACTGGGGCATCGCGCTGGAGGATGTTTCGCTCGCCGAAGTGACCTCGGGCGGGCGTCTGGTGAAGACGCTGCTCTTCGGCGTCGCGCCCGCGCGGGTGAGCGTGACGAGCCTGAAGCACCGCTGCGTCGACGCGGGGGCGTCGGGCGGCGTGCTGTCGAGCTGCGACACGGGGCCGGCGAAGCTGCTGACGCCGCCGTCGTCGCTCGGGGCGCAGTATCTGATGGTGCAGATGGGCGGTGGCGGTGGCGGCGGCGGCTGCAAGTTTGCCGCCGTGACGGTGAATCCCGCGGGCGGTTTCGGCGCGGCGGGCGGGCGCGACATCATCCCCGCGAGCGACGGAACGTATACCATCACCTCGGGCGGCGAGCTTTTGGGCATCACGACTTTGTACATTTAAGAGAACATGGCGAAGCGGGAAAAAATCGTAATCACCAGCGCGGGCGAAGTCCCGTACAACCTGCCGAACCTCGACGGGAACGTGATCCTGCTCTTTTCGGCTTGGCCGCGCGCGACGTCGATCTGGGATCCGCCGCACGAATATCAGCCGCACTGCTGGCAGGCGCCGACTCCGACCGTGCGGGCGGGGAGCATCACCGGCGTTTCCGTCGTCGTCGACGGCGGCGCCACGTCGGTGAGCGTGAGCACTCGCATCGCCGACGGGCACAGCATCCTGACCATTACGCCGACGCTCAATGACGGGCGGGTGAGCTGGCTCTTCAACATCACCGCCGTCAATGCTCAGGATGCGGGCGCGCGCTGGGTGGCGGCGACGGGCACGCTCACTTTGTGCGTGACGACGAGCGACGTCTACGCCGAAGACGATGATGAAGACGACGAAGACGCTCCCGCCACGACCGCCGCGGAAGATGACGAAGAAGAAGAGGTGAAGGTGAAAACGCTGTTTTTGCGCGGCGGCACCTTCAAATTCAAGATCGCGTGGCACCTTTTCCCGCGCGATCTGCCGATGACCTATCACGGCTTCCTGGAGTTCAAGGTCGGCGAAAAGGTCGACTACAAGTGGAGCATGAGCAGTCAGGCTTTTTCTCTTGATCCCTATGGGGCGAGCTACGGCACCATGCTCAGCGCCGATGCTCCGGCGCACGGACAGGTCATCTGTCCCGGAAACTATGATTCGGGGCTGGTCTTCGAGACCTACGACCTCTACGACGGCGAGGGGAAACGCTACTCGGGCGGCGTCCACCTTCACGGCACGGCGATGCGACCGGGCGTGTATCTCCTGCGTGTTTTTTCGCACTCGACCGCGATCGACCCCGCGTCGGACGGATCGGGCAGCAACGGCGGCTATTTTCCCGGCGGGGACTGTACCGAGATGCTGATCGTCTCAATCCGCCCCGCGACGCCGCTGCCCGGAGACCTTTTGGTACTCGTGCCGTACAGCGTCGCGACCGTGCCCGACACCTATTGCGCGATAGTCCACTCGACTTTCGACGTCTGGGCGCAGGAGTTCGCGGAATCGAAGGAACCGGGCAGCTGGGTATACTCGACCGACACATGGGACGATTCGCGTCCGGGCGGCGCCGGGACGACCGACGCCGATCTGCTGGCGTGGCTCGCCTCGCTGCTGGGGGCGGAAAAGGACGAACTCGACGCATGGGCGGCGTCGCGGAACGACCGCGAGTATTCCACGGGGCATCTGCATCATCCCGGCTACTGGCTGCGCTTTCATCGCGAGCCCGCCGGGAGCTTCTCGTACTCGAACTACTGGTACATCATCGTCCGCGACAAGCTCAATGACGACGAGGAGGAGACGCGCGGCGTCTGGCGGCTGTACTTCGCATCCGACGTGATGGCGGAACAGCGCGAGTGGCGAGTTCTTTCCACCTCGCCGGAGCTCGGCTTGAAGAACGAGCAGCCGCCCCGGTACTGGCAGCAGGGCGAAATTTGCATCAAGGGCGCCGAAACCTATCTCGTGCCCGATCACGGCGTTTTCAGCTACGTCGGCGATCTCGACGTCGCGCTGCCGCTTCCCGAGGACGCCGAGGAGGACGCCGAGCCGGAGGTCGTGACGGTCCGCTGCTATCAGCAGCAGCCGCTACATACGACTCAGCACGACGGCTGGACGCCGTACTACCCGCCGCGCTTGCAGTACACGGAGGGCAAACTGCTCTACGAGCATCCGTTGTACGGCTGGGTGATGGTCCCCGCGCTCACGACCGAGATCACCGCCGAAAACGCGAAGAGTTACGCCGTGACCGTGCCGGTCACGATAGATTATGCCGCGATCCCGTATCAGGTGCCGGCGGCGGAGACGAAGTTCGACTTGGTCGGCGAACCGCCCGCCGGGGTGCTGCTGCCGCCGCGTCGCCGCGACATCGCGCTGGTCGGCGACCACAAGATCGGCGTGAGCGTCGGCAATCTCGACCGCGAGGGGTGGAACGGACAGACGCCGCTTGCGCTCCTCGGAAAGATGGCGGCGGCGGGAATGTTCGCGGGCGGCGTGATCTGGCCGAATTACCCACTGACGCGGATGGTCCACTTCGAGCGGCTGCGGCTGCGGATTCATGCGTCGGCGCAACTCCAGCTTCTCGGCGGCAACGTCGGTTTGGGCGGCGAAATGGGCGTCGGCGGCAGCGACGAGCACGGCAAGGAGCTCGAAAGCAGTGCACATGGCGACCCGTCGTCACTGCGATATGGCAAGAGCGTCAAAAAGCTGTATTACGATTCTTCGATCACGGGCAGCTGCTCCGCTTCGCTCGACGCGGACGACATCCCCTGCTGGTACAATGGGTATTTCCTCGCCTTCGACGGCGGCGGGATGCCCGCCACGACTTTTTCGGGCGGCGCTTCCGTTTATTATACCGCAGTGCAGGAGTTTCACAGCACCGAAAGATCGTTGGCGGAGGTCGAAGACGAGCAGGGAAATACTTATCGCAAACTCAACGGTCGCGGGAACGAAGATCAGGATTGGGTGCTGGAGGGACCGCTGGTAATGGGTTCCGTCACGGCGGTGAGCTGTACCGCGGCGGTGCGGATGCACACGACGCTCGGTCACGGGCGCGAGGTGAACTTGTGCCCGGTCGTGATGCAGGGCGGCGGCGACCGCCCGCGCGAGGCGGTGGTCTTTGCGGGCAGCCTCGGAGTGAGCTTCGAGTGGAAATTCCGCGGCGGCGGCAAGCGCACCGAAGCCAAATACAAGACCTACGATGTGCGGATGTACGAAGAGGACGAAAACGGCAACGGCCACTGGCGCTATCTTCCGCGCCCCGAGGACGGTCCCGAGAGCGACGCGCAACTTGAAGTCACCTACGCCTCGGGGAGTGATTGGGACAGCGGTTTGCAGGTCTGGAAATTGCCCGGCGAGACCGGAAGCAACACGATCCGCGGCGAATATGACGGCGTCTACAAGCGCTATAGCCAGCAAGGCTCGTACTGGTACATCTTCGATGCGGACGCGATCGAGGGGGGGACATCATCTCACCACTCCGCGAGCGGCTGGTGCACCTTGACGGGCGGATCCGGCACGGTCAGCGGTCGCAGCGTGGCGGATGGAGACGATTCGCCGAAGAAGTACCCGCTCACTCATTACTCGGGGCGCGCCGAGTGCGAGACGACCTTTGACGGCGCCACTGCGGCGCAGAGCTGCGACGGCGAAAACGCGGCGGACGCCTTCGACGCCTACGCCGAAGCGATCGAGAACTGCGACGCCGACGAGCCCGCCATCGCCGACTATCCCGGCAGCGGTCATTATACGAGCACGGAATTCACGGGGAGCTTCGCGCACGACCACCGCATCGAGCACGCCGTGCTGGAAGTGACACTTTACGAGATCTGATAGGAGGTAACAATGCAGACAATATACTGTTACGCCGTGGCAAAAAACACGCTGGCGGTGATCCGCGACAGCAGCAACTCGGTCGGGGCGGCGGCGCCGACGCTGATGGTCGGGGTGAAGACGCTGCTGAAGCTGCGGCTTTTCGGCGATCTGGACGATCCGACGCCGTATGATCCCGAACTGCTGGCCGACGTGGCGGGGTGGAGCTTTGAGCTCGACGACGACTTCGACCAGAGCACGACCAAGATCGTCGCCGACAACTCCAACATCACGCTCGACACCGTCGAGGAAAACGACGTGACCTACACCGAGATCACGATCCCGCTGCCCGACATGTACACGGAAGAGCTCGCCGCGGCGCTGGGCACGGAAGACGCCATCGCGCTGATCGGCGAGCTGGTCGGGTACTCTTCCGACGACGACGCGGTCTTCGTACTGCAGCTTCGCGGTTTCACGGTCCGCAACCGCGTCTCCGGACTGGGGACCCCGACGCCGATCCCGACGGCGGCGTATTCGGAGCACATGTCGGCGCTGATCGCCTCGGGCGCGCAGACCATCGCCGAAATGGCCATCTCCTCGGGCGCGGAGCAGGTCGTCTCGCGGATGATCTCAAGCGGTGTGCAGCAGCTGGTGGATACGGCGGTCTCGGGCGGGAGCTACGTCGATTACTCCGGCGCGCGGACGGCCGCCAGCGATACCATTCTTTCGGGCGGGTATGTCGATATTTCCGGTGCCCGTGTCGCGGCGGAGGCGGCGGTCGCTTCGGGCGGATACGTGAAATACGCGGGGGCGCGGATCGCCGCCAGCGACGCCATTCTGTCGGGCGGATACGTGGACAATTCCGGCGCACGGGCGGCGGCCCGAGACGAAATTTTTTCGGGCGGGTATGTCACCAGCTCCGGCGCGCGGCAGATCGCGCTGGAGGTGCTCGGATCCGCCGGTTCGGCCGGCGAGGGCGGCACGGTCGTCATCTCGGGGCTTGACGGCGACGGCGCGCGCGAGATCGCGAGTGCGGTGATCGTGTCGGGCGGGTATGTCGATGTTTCCGGCGCTCGCGCCGCGGCATCCGAGGTTGTTGCGTCGGGCGGCTTCGTGAACGCTTCGGGCGCGCGCCAGATCGTGCTGGAGGAACTCGCCTCCAACGGCGGCACGGGCGGCGGGACCTCCGGCGGCACGGTCTTTTCGGGCGGCGTCATGAGCGGCAACGTGCGGCTTTACGATGTGTCGTCGGGATCGAATCCGGGGGTGGCGTATTGGGCGTCGAGCTCTATAGTCAGCAACTCGGTTCAGAGCGGGGCGAAGCTCAGCTACATCGTCCAGAGCCGGGGGGTCTTCCTCTGGTTGGACAGCTTTCCGACGATCACGTTTGTGGGAGAGTATTTTTATGCGCAGGGCGAAAACATCGACTGGTCGGCGCCGAGCATCGACTGGTCGGGGGTGAAAGCCACCGTGACCCGCAGCGAAAACGGCAGCTTCTCCGGCAGCTATGTGAACTACGACGGCACCGGCGATGCGATCGACGAGGATGTGTCGGATCCCTCGATTTCCGCCGCGCTCGACACCATCTTCAAGCCGGACGGTCTGCGCTTCCAGTCGAACGCCGACGGCAGCATCGACGTCTGGCACGAATACTTCGGCAGCTCGGTCATGAGTGCCAAGACGTGGACGGAGGGGCATGACGGCGCGTTCGTATTCACCAAGCCCGACGTCAACACCTCCGGCGAGATCGAACACTGGGTGATGTCGGGCTACGTCTGCCCGCCCGGCACGAGCAGTGTGAATGTGTTCCGCCGGACCGACCTGACCGTGTCGGACGGCGCGGTAGTGATGAATATGTCGGCGAGACTTGGGCACAGTGTCTTACAAAAGACCGTCGAGATCACGCCGTTCGGGGTGCTGGTCGACGGGCGCGAGGTCGAATTGGCCATGCAGTACCGCGTCGACAGCTCCGCCACCAGCGTGACGATTCCGATGGCGGAACCCGGCATTTATACGATATATCAGCAGCCGCTTTCGGCGCTGACGATCGCCGACGCCGACACTACCGTGCTTCATACTGCCGCTTATCGCTTCACCTTTGCCAGCGGCGGCACGGTCGCGATCCCGGCATCGCTTTATGTGGCGACGAATCTCACCCGACTGGAGGCGGGATCGAGCTATATATTGACCATTCACGGCGACAACGCGGTCCTCGTCGATGTGGCTTCGGGCGGGCTGCAGCTGAACTAACAACTCCAACAACAGGAAAGGATTCAAGATCATGCTGAAAATCACCATCGACTGCTACGGCAACCGCAACGACCGCGACCTCGACAAGTTCAACGCCGCGGCGGGCAAGAAGCGCCCGTATCTGGTCGCCGTTGACGGCGCGCGCGTGGTCGTGAACGAATACCAGACGGGGGCGTAAAATGGGTTTCTTTCACAACGCGCTGCTCGCTGCGGCGGCGAACGTCGAAGTCCCGATTGACGGGCAGACCGGCGTGTGGCTCAAGCAGGGCACAACTGTCATCAGCTCCGGCATGAAAATGACCGGCGTGACAGTCGGCGACGGGCAGTCGCTGTAC